TTCGGCCAGGAACGTTGCGAGCTCCTCTCTCCTCGCGCTGGACTCTTCGGGCAGTCTTACTTCGACCACCTCCGGTCTGTCTCCCACGTTTACCTCGATCACTGTTTCGAGCGTTGCGTCCCCAACCTCTTCCGCCATCACTGTTCAGCCCACCGCGAATGCTTCGGGTAACGGAAGCGCGACCAATATCACAGGAGGTGCCGCAACTGCAGCAAGCGGAGCGGTTACGGGCGGCATCGCTACCATCTTGGGAGGTGCCGCCACATCTTCTACCTCCGGGGTTGGTGGCTATGCGGTTATCCAGGGTGGTGCGGGAGGGAAACAAGGTGGCGCCGTCTACGTGTCAGGCGCGAATTCTCCCTCGGCTGTCCAAGGCGGTGTGGTCTCCATCATAGGAGGCAACAACACCAACCCCAGCTCGAATGCATCCAATATCGGCGGGGACGTTCTGATTTATCCGGGAGCGGGCGGCACGGGTGGTTCCGCAGGTGTTGTAGGTTTGATCAACTCAGTGGGTCCACCTGCGACACGTGGCGCCGGGGTTGTGTTCTTTGGAAACTGCTCCGTTGTTCCCGCCGGCACACCGGAGGGGGGAGGAATCCTCTACGCCACGGGCGGGGATCTGTTTTGGCTTTCGTCGAACGGCGTCGCGTACAAGATGGCAGGACCGTAAAGGACCGTAAAGGATAGCTCACAATGGCACACGTACCGCCTATCTCTGGACAAGCTCAGCCCGTCATCCTCGAAGATGTATTTGGCAACCCTTACGGAGGAGCACCTGCGTCCTTTTATGAGGGATGGGCTACGGGTGCGGGGGTTGCTGCAAACTCGGGAGCGCCGGCCAAGCTCTTCACCGTCAACGTGGTGAACGCCACGGCGAGCGCTCTTTGGTTGGTGCTCACCGATACGGCAGCAGCTCCGGGAGCGACTCCCACGGGCATCACGCAGGTGGTGTACGTGCCCGCGAACACTGCGGCACAGCCGGCACCTATCACGTTCCCGATGGGCCTCCCGTTCGCGAACGGACTGAGCTTCGGTCTCTACACGTCCTTCACGAACGCTGCATTGACGTTCGCGGGCGCGAACGCAGCCTACGCCGTTCTCGGTTACACCTAAGGAGTATCATGGCTGGTTTATCGAATGCCGCACAGGCAGCTATTTGGGACCTGATTTTCCAGGGGACGACATGGGCGAGCGTGGCGCAGAATGCAAGCTCCCCGTACACGAACTACTATGTGCAAGCCCACACCGCAGACCCCACGAACGCGGGATCTCAAAACTTTGTGCGTAGCCAGCAGGCTAATGAACGTGTAAACTAAGGCTAATAAAAAGCGGAGACCAGTGTAGTCTCCGCCTTTCTCACGGTGTATACGCAGCGCTCAGGAGGCGGCGTAGCGCGTGTTCTGGTGATCCAAAGACCTCTAGGCCCAAAGAGGCCACAACGCCTTTTAGCACGGCTTCGGGCGCCGATTCATTGACTTCTACAAGATCCTCTGGTTTAGGTAGGACGCACCCAGGCCATAACGATAAGTTTAGGCTTTCTTCTGTTGCTGCGGTTGGGTAGGGAACGCGGCAATAAGGCTATCTCCTACCGCTTTGCCGGTACCAGACTTGATGGTATCTGCCAAGAACTGAACAACGCCCTGCCGATCCGCGTTGGCTCCATTGGAACCGTACAGTCGCTCCAGCCCAATAACTGTAGCGAGCAAGTTTGCAGAGGTGAGATTCGATACGGCATTCAGTTTCTTGGTCAGAGCGTCTACCGCAGTAACCAGAGTTTCAACGATCGTGCACACAGCATGAAGGTCTTCGGATGCTGACGTACCTTGCGCCGGCTGCGGCATGGGTGCGCTACTTCCAATGGGTGCGCCAAGGCCACTCATAGCCACTCCCATGCCTTGGGGTGCCATGCCCATTGCTCCTTGCGGAGCGCCGAGGCCACCCATAACAGGTGCGTTGCCTACCATGCCACCTCCCATGCTCGTTTGTTGGGGCATTCCCATGGCAGGGCCCATGCCTCCTCCCATACCCTGTTGCCCATATCCTTGCGCACCGGGGAGTTGCATCTGGTTGTTTGGTCCCATGGGCTGATTATTCATAGTATTCGTACCGCCTTTCTTTTTGTCGTAATCGGTCAATGCTTCGTAAACAGTTTGTGCGCGTTCGCGCATAGTGCGTTTTGTGAAAGCAGCGCGCTGCTCTTCCGTACACAGCCAACCCAGCCCGTTCAGAAGTCTGAATTGGTCGTACAGCTGTAAGGTAGCTTCAATCTCTTCGAGGCCCCTAGGGGCGGCATCGATAATCGCTTGAATGTCGGGCGGACCAGACATTATTTTCTCCTTAATTGAACAAGGCGTTGTTGATGCGCCGGAGACAAATTACTCCAGCAGGCCACCACTTGCATGTCTACACAGTGGTAACAAGGTTTTGGATCTATTTTATCTGGGTCTGGACTACGCAAATTCTTAGCGGGGCATTTCAGCTGTGCTTGTAGCGTGTTCCAGAATTCTCCGATAAACAAGATAATGCCTTCGCGAAGCTCGTCTATTACATTCACCGTTTTAGGCGGTGTAGGACCAAGAAGGGTAGCTAAATAATCCTCTCTTCGCCAATTCGGTTGTACCGACAAGCCCGCGCTGCGACAGTGCTGATAAAGCTCCGTTCGATTCATACGAACGAATAGCTCAGCCAATCCTTGTGTGTCGGTATCTTGCGAGGGGTCCATCTTCCTGCTCGTCCCATGCATAGACATCTGTAAACGGGTGTTGATTTACAGAAGCCTCCGTTTTTACTACAGAAAACGCGAAATGCTGGCAGTCGTTGTACCCGGCTGTTTCTGTAATCACGTCCTCTAATAGCTTAACGCGATTTGTCGCGTCAATTCTTTTATGCCTGGATACCTCAGTATTTTTTGGCCAGCTCTTCGTGTACAGGGACCCCGCTTCGAAGTAGAGCATGAATAGGATCTCGTACTCGATATTTGGTTTGAAGAAAGCAATAAAACCAGGGCAGTGCTGTCCTAAGAAATGTTGTACTTCTGTTTTGTACCTTTTTCCTTCTTTGGTCAATATGCGCCCATGACTTGTGCTTAGGTAGGCGTGATTGGTAGACGGCGGAAAGAAAGGAATGTGTACAGATATCATGGTACTAGCCTACGTGGTCCCCGCCCTGCGTCCATTTGAGTCAAAGTCATTTCTTGCCCACGGACAGTAACCTGACGGCTGAGCCCCTTGGCGTAGCGCTCAAGGCTTTCAAGAATAGCGTTTACTTGTTTCTGTGCGATCTTCAAGTCTTGTTCGGATTTAAGTAGGGCACGATGCCTCGTGTTTTCCTTTACTAAATCCTTCATAGCCGCTTCGGACATTTTTTCTCGTAAGCCGGCTTCTACCTCTTGGCGAAAGGCCGCGCGGAGGTCGACTCCAATCATCTCCATCTCGTTCTGTACCGTAATTAGCCTACCCTCAAGCTCAGCTTGTACACAGCGCGTGTACTCAAACCATCTGTCAATTTGCCCCATGAGTATGGAGTAATTCTCACCTTCGAGCTTGGCGTACCAACGCGGGTCGATGACAGGTCTTGCGAATTCGGGTTGACCAACAGGAGCAAAGCCACGAAGAGATAGATATCTCGCTATATCTTCGTAGCTATCCCAGTTGGTATGCGTAGCAGTTTCTTGGCTTTGTCCAAGTCCTAAATTACTAGGAACTTGTAGTGTCATTTTAGGTTAATCTCCTAGGTACCATAGAGGTGGGCCGTCCACCGGTGCGTCGAATGCAAGCCGGTTCACATGTCCATGGATAGGGGCACCAGGTACAGTGCCTTCCTTCCTCGCGCTCAGGCAATACTCCCTGAGCGATCGCTAAATGAACTTGCTGAGAACGGCTCTCAATCCTGTTCCATGTGTTCTTATCGTAGGGTACAAGCCATGGCGTGCGGGGTGAGACAAAGTTGCTGTTCGATTTGTTGTAGTAGAGATACCATATGAGTGGTAGGTCGAGCACCTTCTGGTAGAGCATTGCCTGCGCGATATGCTCTTCTTTAGGCTTTTTGGCGGTCTCGTACTCCGGCCCACTCATGGTTTTGATCTCTAGACCAATACGAATATACGGGTTAAATCCTTGGTCGAAAAAAGTGAATATCCCGTCGCAGTGAGACGCGTATTGGTATTGAGCAGCTAGGGCATTCGTGCGGGCGCTAATCTTTACCTCATCTTCGAAGAGTAGATGCCCGTCGGTTAGGCCGCACATGCTATGAAAATCGGTTTGAAGCATTGCGTGTACGAGTGTGCCGATATCAAAGCGCATGAGCATATTGACATCAGCATTCTCTGCATCGATCCGCTTCTCTGTGCCTAGCAACGAATACGTAGCCTGCCGTAGGCACTTACAGAGTTCAGAAGCATGAAGGCCTTGAGCCCTACTTGTAGTACCGCCAAAAAATACTGTTACTGTGTGCGCCTGCTCTCGTGCCGCCCTGTATCGTTTATACAGCAGGTCAAGGGAAGCGATGTGATCCAGTAACGGCTTCCAATCGTTATTTGGATCGTACAGGTCCTCTATGCTTAGTAGCCTGGGCATTCTTTGCTTTCTCTTCTTCGAGGAGCTGGCGCACGCGGTCTAGCTCTTCTTCGGTATGAACAACACCGCCTGAATTAAGGTCTAAGTACCAGGAAAGGACCTCGGCACGTGTTTTTAAGCTGTTAACATGCCACTTAAAGCTTGGACCTGTTATGCGCAGCCTATCCTCAAAATCTTGGCGGTAATGACCACCAAAAATGGGTAGCTTGTTGTCCAAGAAGCGGCAAACGGCTTCTATGCGCTGCTTACCGTCAACGAGCACACAGGCCCCAATCCTATCCGAATCCCAGCCTGTGCAGTTCAAGTAAACATCACGGCCATAGATACCGCCGCGGAGTATGTACTCCACGTAGCGCGTGCGCTTTGTATCGTCCCAGACGTGAGGACGTTGAAAATCAGGGTCTAGGTCAAGCTTGTAATCATTTTGATAGTGCTTGATATGCTCGGGTAGGTAATCCCAGGAGACATCGACGGCGTATCCTGCCTGACGCGTAAATTGGGGTATGTCGCGGTACTTCATTCGCCGCACCCGGCACTGCAGGAGTCTGTGCAGGGAAGACCTTTAATCATGCGTTGAATACCCTCGTTTTGAGGTATTGGTAGATTGTAGGCTTTGCAGATAATAGCTAGCATAGGCGCGCCGTATTGAGCGTATTCTGCCTCATGCACAGCTTTGCAGGTGATGTCATCGCCTAGTATCCACACCAAAGTGGAAAGCTTTGTCACGCTGCGATTTGCAGATAAACCTCGATGGTTTTCTACTTTGCCCCAAGCAAATTCCATGTAGCTAGCTAACTCTTTTTTTACGGCTTCTTCGTCTCGCGGTTGCGTCCATGTTTCAGGCGTTAGCAGCTCTGGCTTCTTAGTGAACTCTTTGGCATTTTCTAGGCTGAGAAAGGGAAAGATAACCTCCCTGGCGAAGCCAAAGAGATCATCTAGTGCAGAAGCGCGCATGCGCGCAACAAGTTCTTCTTGTGTTCTCACTTGTTAACCAACTCCTTGAAATGCTCGAATGGGACAAGAATCCATTGATCCTCTACGCGGCAAGTTGCCCTATCCGTAAAGTTAATTTGGAATAGAGGTACTTCGCCTAAAGAGCACTCAGACCGAATTTTGGATAAATCGGTTCTCGCTACTCTTATGCCTTTAGAAAAGCAGGATTTGTTCTCAATTCGATACTTGTTTTTTACCCTCCCATCCCCTTTGCGCCAAGGAACAGAACCAGACCCCTGCTGACGGCTACCCCCTAATTCTTCGGCTATCCTACGCTCTTGTTTCATAGAAGCGCGCTTTACCCGTTTTGCATTGGGCATAGCTGCCGCTAGGGTGCTCTGCTTCGTGAGCTGAACATAAATGCTTCTATTTTCGCGTGCGGCGCTTGAAATGGCGTCCCAGCAACCACGATACTCTCCTGTAGCTCCATCAAGCTCAAAATGGAGAGTAATAGGATATGTGATATAGGCTGGGGAGGGGATAGAAGGAGTAATTCTCAGCGATACAAGCATTGAACTCCTGCAGCCGCCAGTACTTCACGGCGCACGAAGAATTCGAACTGAACATCCTGCTGTAGGCGATTTCTTATATCTGTTTCTTCGTCGAATGCAAGAGCACCGCCGTTACCATCGTCTGCAGGTTGCTGCGTTTGGGCATTAATTACCTTAAGCACCATGCGGTGCCCAAGGTTTATCGGTACGATGACTTTGCGCAATTGCGCAGAGCGAATAAGGTCGCCGTACATATCTGTCCCATTTAATTGGTACCAGTAATTGAAATCCCCGTGGATGTTGTCATGCGTACCCGCTTTTCCTTTTAGGACGCTGTACTTAACCTCTTTGCCGATTTCGAGCTTATCGGCTGGATTCCCCGGCGCAGGTATTTTGTGGACAGACCCGTTCCAGAGGACGACATCGATGAGCTTATGATGCTTCGTTGACTCCCCGCCGCGAACGACCCATTCTTTGGCGTATTGCTGCATGTAGCTGGGAATACGAGACATGTCATTTGCCACAACCTGCTGAACCAAGAGCAAGCTAGTGGTATTGTTACCTCGCCGCGTAAGAGGCACGTATCTAAGCCAAAATTGCTTCATCATCATGGCATGCGCGGCACGCTTCGTGGCGTCATCTAGGTTCTTATCCGCGTCGGCTATGGGCTGTAAGGAAGAAATGCTATCTACTCCGATAACGCTGCAGACGTTTCGTTCTACAAGGCCTAGGACGCCAGCAAGGATTTCTTCGCCTGTGTCACCTTGGATGGTCTCTACGTGACCAATCTGCATCTTCCAGAAAGCGATCTCCTCGGCGTTTAGCGCGGGGTAGCCCCTCTGTCTTCGGATCTCATTCCAGCCGTTCAGAACGCCATCAGGAACGGCGATGAAGCAGCCTAGGCTACGGATCCACTCATGGTGCATCGCGCCTTCTACGTGAGCGATAGCCCCAACGAACTCGTTGCCGTAGATGCGCTGCTGCATGGCAAATAGCCGCCACAAGAGCCAGCTCTTGCCTGCCCCATACGGGCCTGACAAGGTACAAGCACCCCCGGCGGGGAAGCCGCCCCCTAGATGAATATCCAGCTCGATAATTCCAGTAGGGCGGCGTAGAAGATAGGGGTTCTCTAAATCCTCAGAACGAACAAATGTGTTGGGGTTTTTTTGCCGAAGCTCGTTCAGGATCTTGATTTTATCCGCAAACGTTTTGTCCGTTGCACGGGTAAACGTTTCATTTGGGGCAAGTTGCCCACCGGCGATAGGATTTGCTACCTCTGAAGCAGTTGGAAGGGCTACGCCCTTATTCTTCGCCGGGGGCTTTACTGCTGCTTTCCTTGCATTTCTTTTGGTTGCCATTCGGCTCCTTCAAACGGTTCCGTCCCGTGAATCGGGCACCGAAGCACACGTCCGTGCTTTTCCAGACTTTTTCCGCACTTCGGGCAGCCTTGAGATGCGATTTTCTCCAAGTGCTCCTGATTCACGTCCTCGCGGACTGCATACTTTTCCATTGTTTTTCTCCTTGAACAGCTTGCGATGCGCTGCGGCGAGTCGAACGGACTTGGAGAAGTATATAATCACTTCTTCGCCACGGGGAGGGCCTAGTGACTTACCGGTTGTATGCGAGACGATACTGCGCGTGTTACGCCCTTTACGGATCACAGCGCGCAGCTTGCCGAAATTAGGAATGAATACCTCATTGTATTCCAGCAAGTGCTCCGTCAAGACGTCGATAAAGGCTGTAGTGATTTTTGCAACAACGTGACGATAAACCCCAGAGCGCTCAGAGACCATGGTGTCCAGCGCCAGCTTATACCCCTGAGGGCTCATTTTGCCTCTCCCCAGCTATTCGCAAAGCCACCTTCTACCTTCAGTGGGCAGATAAGATCGATGGAGAACGGATGTTCCATCAATTCTTTGATTTCTGGCATAACCCTAGCTACGTTCTCTTCGGGGCATTCAAAAACCAGCTCGTCATGTACTTGTAGCTCGATGTGGCAGTTAAACAGTGTATCCAAGCCTACGGTGTCGATAGCCAGCTGCGCCATCTTAGTTACTTCTGCTGCACTGTTTTGACTGATAACTCCCTCAGAATCAAAACGGTGCCCTGGATCTTGTACTGAAAGGGTGTATGTAGTATCTACCTTTCCTAGCCGTTCCTTTCGTACCAATGCGCGCGACGCATAAAGTGTGGGTAAGAGTAACCCGCTATTTTCGTACATGGCGGCTATCGTGTAGACACCAATGTGTCCGCCCCTACGGACCCTAGAGCGAAGAACAGTATGGGATAGCGTTGTGCCTGGGGCATCTGTTAAAAAGCGTTTATAGACACACTTAGGCGCCGGCATAGGAATAGTATTACGGCGTATGCTACCGTAGCTGAGGTGTCTAGCGCATTGGCTACCCACTAGATCAAGCCTGTAGGAGCCATCGGCTAAGTCGCGTAGTGTTCCTTCTATACCGCAAGTGCGAAATAGAATAAGCAGCTCGTGAAGTAACGGGCGTTGACATAAATGAATGTTGGGGCTGGTCGCGTGCAAATGTCCATCCGCGTCTAGCATACCCAATAAGAAGGATTTTCTTCCTTCTAGACACGCGGTCCATACCGTTGTAGGTGCTGTCTTAACTTCGGCCGTTTTGCCCCATGGGTATCCTAGCGATTCGTAGAATTGGCGCACACCAGCGCTTTCTACAACGATGGTTATTTTGCCTTCTTGTACACGAGGTTTTTGGGTAGCTATTCCAAATGCTTGATTAATATAATTGACATACTCTTTAGCGCGTACTTCTTTCTCGTACCGGTTGCACCTGTCGCCAAAGGTTACAGATAGCGCATTTCTGTGGTCTGGGCCCTTGCTTGTATAGGCATTACCCAGCATAAAGCCCATCCAATACATGTGAACCGCATGCACATTGTTACTTCCGAATTCCAGAGGGCGCGCTAGGCTTGTACAGATTTGATCCCCTTCTCGAAGATCGTCAAAATGCTTAAATTCATAAGCCTGTGTGCCAACAGTAAGCACCTTATGCCGTACGTCACAATCAAGTGTTTGACCATTACTGAGGTGCAGTTCTGCCAGCTCTGACGGTCCTCTATCCAACTTCCTGTAAGGAGCGAAGTCTGTACCTGTCCACGCGATGCCTAGCTCAGGCGCTTGTTTAATTGGTAGGTATCCATCTTTCGTTAAAATTCGCACATGTGCGGGTAGGCATCCTTGTATCCTGGTATTCGTGGCAAGTCTTTCTCCTAACGCCTGCTCCCCTTTAATCGTAGAAGCAATCATCGGGATATTACGGCGTCTACCCATTACAGTAAAAGCAAATCCTGTTCTGCGGCCTTCTTCTACGGATTCTTTCATGAAGGCTTCTACGGCTGGGTATGTGCCTTTGTACAGTGCGATCTTCTGCACGGCATCCGCTTGAGATGTCTTTATTTGCCTGGCTAGTTTCTTTGGTCCAAGACCGTAATTTAGCCCGAAGCCGACACTCTTTGCCCCAGTTCTATCCTCTGCACATTGGTGCAAATATCCTAGTAAAGACTTACCTGCAGCTGTAGCTCTGGTGCTTATACCAGGGCTTTCGGACTCGCACTCGGTTAGCGTATCGGCAGGTGATAGCTTCAGTTTGTCTATTTTCTTGAGTAAGTCTTTCGCCGCGTTGATGTCCTCATAGTTTCCGTTGAACATCATAGCTGCGTTGCCCGCATGGATATCCCAACCGCGCAAGAAGATATCCACCATAGTTTGCTCTTCGGCTCCGGCGGCAAGAAGGCGCATCTCTAACTGGTTAAAATCGAAATCAATGATTTTACATCCAGGTTCTGCGATGAATGCGCTTCTTAAATTCCAGTGGTCATTTTCCGCTCGAGGTAAATTTTGCAGGTTGGGCGTACTGCTGGATATGCGACCAGTACGCGGTGTTTGATTAAAGCTAGAGTGAATCCTATCGAATGGGTCAACCATCTCGTCCAAGCCGACGATATAGGTTCCGTAAAGCTTAGAATAGGCGTGTTGCTCAAGAATAAGCTCGACAACGGGGTCTTCGTCGTAGTGCTCCAGCACGTCGGCGTCCCATGAGGGTTTTCTTACCCCGTATTTACCCCCTTTAGTCCATTTAATGGGCTTGTACCCCTGTGAATCCATGTACTTGGCGACTTGCGCAGGGGAATTGGGGTTCAAGGGAAATCCTGCTAAGCGAGTCATATCTCGGGATATTTGATCGAGCTTTTTCTCCGCTTCTGGCTTTGCAGCAGCAAAGCGGGCACGGTCGATCTTTACACCCCTACGTTCCATCTTCCACAGTGAGCGAGTAAACGGTGATTCTACCTTTGTGAAATAGTCCCACAATGTATCAATGTACGGTGGGTGTTTGCGGAACAAGGAGAAGGTAGCTTCGTGCCTGAGCATCGCTTCCAAAGCCTCGTAGACCTTCAGCGTCCCCCAAGCGTCGTTCGCTGCGTATTCGACCAACAGACCGAAGTTTTCTTGTTCGGCTTTTTCTATCAATTGCCTTGGGGTTTGTTTCTTAGTGATCTTTCCAAATTGGTCCTGGAAGTCACCCCACGTCCAATTGAGTAGTTGCTGCGCGATGAACTTCAGCCTGTGCGGGAGGTGATCGAATAGAAGGCCGTGCATAACTTGGACATCCCGCCACATACCTACGAGGATATGTCCGTAATTGGCCAAGATGTGCATGTCGTATTTGGCGTTTGCTAGCACCCAAGTGATGTTTGGGTTGTTAAAGCAAACGTCGAAGTATGGTAGTAAATCCGCGTGTAACGTAGCTCGTTGGTTACCCCAAGCAAGAGACCAGTAAAGCGGCACATCTTGCCATTGCACAAGCCCTGTGGTCTCTGTATCGATTGCCACGAACGGCGAGTTGTAAACCTCGTTAATTACGCGTTGAATCTCGAAGGGACTGGTTACTGGACGTGTCGGAAGCGTCGGGTAGGTATGCCCTAGATACTGCGCTGTGGGCGCATTGATGTTCCACATAAATTGACAGTAAAAAGGCCCGTCGTTACGACGGGCCTTCCTCCGTATTATTGGTTCTGGTTATTGCCAGGATTCCAGAAGGTAGGCGCCTGGAATCCGCCACCAAATGGAGTGGGGTTTTGCGGATTTGTAGACGTACCCATTCCTGGACTGCTCATGGGCTGTCCGAAGGGGATGGCCATTGGTTGCGGTGTGCCCATTGCAGGCACGGGGAAGGGCTGCTGAGTCATCCCAGGAATGGCGCCTGGCATGGCCTGCGGCGGTGGTGCGAAAGGCGGTGTGTAGGGCGCCTGCTGCGGATTATAGAAGGGGGTGGAAGCCGACGGCGCCCCTGTCGCAGGATTGCCCAACCGTATATTCCAGGTGGCAGCCTGCTGCTGAATTGTACTTGGAGTGAACTTCTTGTCGAGCGGCAACGGCTTCAGCTGCTGCACGATATTATCAGGTGCTTGAATGGGTCGTGGGTTGGACCTATTCAGGACAGTAAGCTTGGTTGAGTCGCCTTTACCGTCCAGTTGCGCAATGACTTCCAGATCTTCGTCGAAAATCGTAGCGCGTTTAGGCGTGGCGCCGCTTTGCTGGCAGTTTCGGCAGTTAAGAATCTCGATCACGTAACCTTCGTAGCCGCATACGTCGCATTTAATGAGCTCTGACAGCGCCGCAAGCTCGGGAGCATCCAGGGGCTTACCGGTTCGATCTACTGGGTAGCCTCCGCGCATGTCGCAGAAGATGGCTCGGCATTGTGGGTTGCCGCACAATTTACCCAGCAAGGAAATTGTGGTCTGTCCGCCACACGTGGCGCAGTCATTGTTGATAGTCAGCTCGGCGAAGCCTACGAGCTGCTTCTTGTGAGTAAAGGGCATTACCCAAGGTAAATAATTGCCCCACTTGGACTCATACTGACTCACGCGTGAGTCATTCGGCGGAACAGGTACCCAGTCTACGTAAGGTTGTCCTGTAGTAGGGTTTGTATTGCCGCTGGGCAGCTTGAGCCACAAGCCATAGTCGAACCAATTAAAGGCATAGCGAGTGGTCATGGTCATGGACATGTGGTCTTTGTCCGCCCAGTACTTATCACAGCCGAGGCATTCTTCTCGTTTTCCTTTTACGCGACGGAAGGGGCCCGCACTGCAAATAGCCGTTTTCTTGGATGCGGTATCTCGGTGCTCAACAAACTCGACGTATTCGAGCATGTCGTCTACCAGAGTTTCGCCATCCAGCGTGTACTTGATGGGGTACTTTCCGGGAATGAGTCGTCCCATGCGCGTGTGGTCTTTGGGAAGACGAAACGTGTCTTTCCAAAACGGAGCGTTGCCCCCCGCTTTTCGGTTCTCACGAGCCTTGGCTTCCTGCTGTGCGAAGTAGCGCTCGCGTTGACTCATAGTACCCCCACCGAAGGGGATTACCCTGTTCAAATCATTGGGATCTTTTCCAAAACCAGGCATGTTCAATCCTTTGACCCTCAGGTCGTCTTAGTGGGCATCGCCCGTCTTTTTGCTAAGCCAATTTTGGTAAGGTAAGGCTTTAAAAAGCTGCGTTCTAACTTCTTCCGGTGTTAGGCTATCAGGCTGTGCGTCCTCCGCGCATTGAAGGCGCTCAGGGTACTCCACCACAAAAAGGTCCAAGACGCTACCGTATACTTCTTCGTTTTTACGTATTGGCGTTTTAAGTAAGGACTGGCTTGCTTGGTATGTACCTCGCGTTCCAGCATAGTTATTATCCAAGAAGAAATACGCCGCGCCGTGGAATTTCTCTATGAACCAACGGTGCTCCCAAGAAAAATAAGAGCCGAGGAGAGCCACCACATTCTTTATGCCTGATTGCCAGAGCCACATGCACGCCTTGAACCCCTCGACGATTACGATGTAGCTGTCTGCTTTTTGATGCGTGAGCATCGTGGGTAGAACATTATGTAGGTTATACAGGACCTTACGGCGATCCCATGGACCACGCTCAGGCAAATTCCATGTGACGTACTCTCGGTTATAGATTTTGTACTTCGGTTTTACGTCGGGGTGAATCGCCCTACCGCTAATTCCTACAATCTTTCCCTGTACGTCACGTATCGGATAGGTAATTCGTTGATGCCAGCGGTCATATCCAACGTCAAAGTGGCACAACGTGGATTCTGCATACCCATCATTGAGTAAACTTGGGATTGTATAGCCGTCAAAAAGCCCAAGAGTGCCTTCGGGTATAGGCGCTAGGTCTCTTACTCCTGGGTCGAGTGGATTAGGTCCTGGGGGTGTATAGCGTCTGGCCTCTTCGATAACCTCTTTGTACTGGATATCGATGAGCTGCCTGGACACTCCTACGCCACGTAAAAAGGTTAGTAAATTCCCTTTTGCGTGGCACGCGTGGCAGAAGTACACCCCGTTTGTTGTATTCATTGCAAAGGAGGGAGTGTCTTCTCCGTGGAATGGGCATAGGGCCATGACGTTATCGGAGCCCGTCGGGCTGACGCGCTCGAGATATTTGTCAATGACCCTTAGAATCTCTGCTCTAATGTCGAGCATCGCTTGTAACCATTCCGGCAATATCGGCTGCTCCTTGTGCGAGCATGGTTTCTTCTCTCTTTTTGTCCTCCGCTTTGCTGGCGCCGTTGCTTGTAGTTAATGGTTTAGGAGCTTTGGCTTTACCGCCAGCGATGTCCGCGCGAACAAGAGCTTGTGCTTCTCTAGCGCTCAGCTCCCCAAGGTATCGGAAATTGTGCGCAGGTATTCCATAGATACGAAAACCGTCTAAGCGAAAGCGTCTGCTGGCACCTCCCATTACAAGAGCAAGGCTGTTGTCGCTTCGTTTCCATTCATTAACAATGCGTATCAACATTGTGGCATCTTGCCCCAGAGAATCGGAGAAAGCGACTTCTTCTAAATTCGCATCTTCATTCTTAGCGGCGTCTCTATTTGCTTGGACAGTGGCAATGACGGGAATGTGCTTATGCAGCACAAGCTGGCGTATAGAACGGCTTACGTTGGATACGCGCTCATGGTTTCTCTTTGAGCCCTGCTGGTCACTCATTAAATACAAGCCGTCTACGAACACGGCTTGAGGCTGATATCTGTCGATCTTTGACTCCAGCCAAGACACCGTGTCCTGTCCCGTTTTAACGTTTTGCGCGTCAAGACAGACCACGGTCATCTGCTCTCGCAGTGTCCTCAGCTCATTTAGGCTGTATTGGAGACTGAACTTTTCGTTGGGTGCTAGCTGCCCCCGCGTAAAATGTTCATAGTCTACAGCGGCTAAGGCGCAGCCTATGCGCTCAAATACTTCGTCGGCCGGCATTTCACGAGAGTAGATAAGGACACGAAAATCCCTATTCACGCAAATCGCGTAGGCCACGAGGTAACAGAGCATCCAAGACTTGAAGCACTTAGGGCGTGCGTAGAAGATGATGTAATCCGCTTCTCGTACCCCTAGGGTTGCCTCCTGCAAAGGTTGCCATGGCCAATTAAATACAGATACGCGTTTCCCCTCTACTCCAGCGCAGTAATTTGACCATACACGCTCCATACTATCGGCGATATGCACATCTAGATTTTTAGGTGTGCAGTCGTTCTGTAACGCAGCGCTTTTTTCGCGTAATAGGGTAACTGCGCCTTGGGGGTCTACGCTAATCAGGTCTGTGGCATCCTGTAAAAGCTGGCGCGTTCGTACTTTTATCTTCTCTTTTCGGACTTCGACACATATGGCTTCTGTGCTCATGGAGTCGTCGTCACAAAAAGCAAATCCAGGGAAGCGGTAGAGCTGTGAATTTACACCGTAAATGCTACCCGCTGTTTCCGCGGCACTGTGGTAGGCGATCATCTGGTCGAAGAACCCTTGGGTCTCCGCCATCGTGAAGTCGTCGCGTGTTATTCCCCACTGTACAACTTTATTCAGCTCCCCTGCTTTAATAATGCGCGACAAGAGTTGTGCCTGAAACGAATAAATGGTTGCACCTCTCCATTCTCCCGTGTCCGCACTGACAGGGACGAGTACCGTAAGCTCCCCGTTTTTGCTGTGCAATAGGGTAATTTAGCAGTACTAGGTGTTGTATTACTTTGCGCGCGAGCTACTACAGGTCGGGGACATCCTCGCCTGCAAGGTGCTCGCCGAGACCCATTGCCTGCTTCTTACCGAATGTGCTGCCTCCGACGAGATCGCCATCAGATAGCACTACGGAGGCTACGTCCTGCTCTAAGCAGGCCACAAAGTGCAGCATGGCCTCGCGTGTATCTTTGCTCCACACGCTGCCATTACAGTAAAAAAGTGCTGTAGTGGCAGTGGCTCCTGTTGGGTCTCTTAGCGCAACTGTGGTCTGAATCTCCACCGGGCTTTTTGTAAAGTCAACAGAGACTTTTGCGAGCTGCACGCGCGTAAGTCGGCTAGTGCCATCGACGGGCATGCGCTACCCTAGCATGGGTAGGCCAAAGTCGGCCGCCGCCCTATTCAGCAGATTTTTGCAGGTAATATAGGAGGCCTCCGTAGCAAACTCTATTGCCTTCTCCATGGGAGGGCACGGACACGTTATGGTAACGGTACATCGGCGCTTGCTATAGTCATCCGACGCCGTTGATAGCAGTACAGAGACTGTGCACGGGGGTCTATCCTCAGCCTGCGCAGATTGACGAGCGGCCTCAGCCATAAACGTAAAAGGGTCTCCCAGCACGCCAGAACAAGCAGTGGGAGCCACGCCATAGCGTTCGAATAGCGCCTGCCATACAGGAGCCGGTTGTGTCACGGCAGCACCGCAGGTTTAGGGGTGTGGTAGCGAGCTTCTTCCTTAGTTACCTCAGATACAAGCTCAGCACTTACTTTTTGTTGTGCTACGGCAAGCTGAAGTCGATTTGGGTCAACTTTGTACACCGTTTCTGTTTTTAGTGTACCGCCGATTGTAAGGAAGGTTTCGCGACCTACAGCGTCATGCAGCGACTTGGCGTCAATCTTGGTGGCTTTTTGATAGTACTCGAAGTCGCCGCTGGATGCCTTCAGACTGCGCACGGCTTTGTCTGCGGCTTCGAGCGTGCTGTTGTACCGTTCGATACATGCCTCTAGTCCTTGAACAATCTGAGCGTAGCATTGCTTGTATCTGGCTAAATCTTCTTTGGCTTGCTCGAACGCCATTACTTCTGGAATGTTGACAACAGGAACTTGGTTATAGATCATACTCAGCCTCGTTCACGTAAAGATCCATAGAGTCGGTGGTAGCAGTATCACTACTGTGACTTTCGCCGAATGCAATTTTCATGTACTCGTTGTAGTAACGCAGCACTCGCTTTAGGCCGTTGGCGAACATGTCTCTTGGGCTACCGATGCTGCGATCGGATAAGCAGCGCATAACATAGGCTGGGTGAAGCAATGGAATCACGGGGTAAACTACGGTGCTTTGCCGTGTTGGCATAACGTAGTTGCCCCGCACCTTATGCCTCCATGCGCCTTTTGGCGTAAGCACTGCTTCGTGCCCAGCACCAGGTAGGCGTAAGACTGTGCCGAGCGTGGTGGCTGTATCCGCTTTTAGATCCCCAGATTCTTGTGTGACGACAACCTTTCGTTCTAGGAGTGTCTCTGCTGCGGTGCCCCCTAGGGTCACAATGAGAATTGGGTCGACAATATATATTTCTTGCTGAAGCCGCGATAGGCATGCTTGGCGCTGTGCCGCGCCTGGTGCTTCATCCTTTTCTACGGGTACAGACACCCCATGGCGTGTGACAAACTTTTGCTGCCCCTCTGTGTCGTACTCAAAAACGAATGAGCGACAGCAAACGGTGTTCGTAATGTAGAAGTGCTCGATGCCTATTTTAGCGAGGATGTCGCGTAGAAAACGGCCGCTCTTACCGATAAAAGGGCGGCCTTGCTCATTCTCATCGACGCCGGGACCCTCACCGATGAACATGATGGTACCGGGGGTGCCTTCTCCGAAAACGAAGGCACCCCCAGTTTGCTTCCGTATCTCACCAAGGTTGCAGCATGTGCAATTCTCCCACTCTTGGCGTAGGACCGGCAGGCTTTTTCGTGCATCAGGAATCAAACCAGTAAGCCTCCTTTCGGAACCTGTGATGCCTGAGTGATGCCCAACCTTGCAAGACGATTGCGCTGCAGGTTTTCCAGCACGTTTTCGCGCATGGCCTTGTAGGCGTTCCGCTCGTTGTCGTCCATCTCACTAAAGCGCCGGATGCTGGAAGGACGTACCGTAATGTCTACGGCATCGTCCGCGCCATCAACGGCCGTCATATTGGGCTCGTAGAGATACCCAGGGCCTTGAGGTGTCATCACCTTAATAGACTGGCAGTGCAGGGTGAGCGCTTCGTGCACGGTGATGGCCTCTGACAGCCGTGAGCTGTCAGCGTTAAAGGCTAGATCCGCCAGTTTTCCTACCAGCCGACGAGTACCAGAATCCACTACGGCCCAAAGATGGTCGCTACTGTGTCCGTTCTTCTCGATCTCCATGATGGGGGGAATCCTAAGAGGATAGGTTCATGCGGTCCGCCCTCCTCGATAGGCCAGGACCGTAAATGATTCATGAGCTTTTTGGCCATGCCTATGCAAGGCCCTATGTCGTCTACAATGGCTACGAAAGCCGGTGTCTTTTTACCCGGTAATGGGCGTGTAGGACGTCCTATTAGTTGCTGCAAGCCATTTCGGTCAGAAAATAGGGAGGACAAGATGACTGTATCTAGCCGAAGACAGTCATACCCCTCTTTTCCGTATTTGGTAATAGCAAAGATAAGGTCACGCGTTGCAACGAATCGTTGCCTTACCTTTGTATCCACATCAAAGGTAAGCAGCCCAGCTGTTTTTGAGTCGGCGACAAGCTGTTGTATGTAAGCTTTTTGTCTACGGGCCAGCTCGTTGTTTATTTTGGCACCAATTTTGTGCTGCTTTATAGCTTGTTGCAGCAATGTAAGCTCCGCCTGTATTTTTGCTACTTCGCCAGTGCCCACTTTGGTTACCCAACGCGGGTCCTGTAAACGGTCAGTAATGTGATCTATCCGTTTACATACTTTTGCGTAGTCTTTGTCTGGTAGCACAATAGGGGTTAATTGCTCACCTACGTCAGCTGGTGTCGGTATGGGAATATCTGTGTAGAGGGGATGCCCTGGTCTTTCCCATAGGTTCATGAGGTTAGCCACTTCGTCGACGCTGTTACTTAAGATTAGAACTACACGATTTTGCGCCCGTGCCATTTGAATAAGCTGAAGAATTATGTTGATTCGTGCTGGCCACTGTCCAAAGAACCCGTTTAGCTTAGATAGATGTACTTCGCCGTTAATGTCTAGCACTTTGGGTGCTACAAACGGATCGCGTAAATCCAGAGACAACCCGCTCCACAAGAAGCTAAATCTTGGGATAAGCATGGGCGACAGGTTTTTGTAGACAACAGGCCCAATGTGCCCATCAGCCAGCACATCCATACCGTCTGAACGCTTTGGCGTGGCCGTAAGCCCAACGCGCATTCCATAGAACATATCGGCTGCGCGTGAAAAGACTGGGGCATTTATGTGATGTGCTTCATCTGCGATCATTACACCAAACCAGCGACGCGCTTCTTCAGGTATTGTTTCAGACCAATTGGCAATTGAATGGTAAGTCGCTAAGACAAGACCCTTCTTCCAGTCTTTTTGTCCATCCCCATAGATTCCGATGCCACCTGGTACATCTAAGCAGGCTTCAACTTCTCGTTTCCACTGGTAGAGCAATTGCGTATTGTCGAGGAGCACAATGGCCGGTACCTGTTTTCTGGCGATAAGTTCTAGCGCCACTATTGATTTTCCTCTACCACAAGAAAGCTGTAAAATCCCTCCCTGAGTATCCTCTAGTGCCTTGACACTTTTGGTTTGAATATCGTTGCCTGTAGGTACAAGCACGCGCTTTCCGTTGACGTCTGCAAGCTTGTGATCGAGCTTGATGCGGCTCACGAAAATAATACGCGGGTAGCTACATGGACGACAGTCGATTACCGGGCAAGGTATCCTAACGGGATCCCAGAACGCTCTTGGCAGCAGTAAGTGGTGCGCTGATTCTTTCCACAGGTAAAGTAAGCGTCCATACCCTTCATTTCCGTAGCTACTGCGGATTTCATAGGTAAGAGCGCTCTTTATGGATGCTACGTCAATGAAGCGTTTTGGCATCCAGAGGAATCGGTCTAAATAGGCGTATCCTGGATCTCGTCGGACGACCTTCATTTTGCTTTATTAGCTTGGATAAGAGGATCTAGCGCAGCTCGGATAGCTAGTATTTTGTTCTGTGCCTTTTCACTATGGTCATATAGCAACTTGTCGTTGACGATTACACCTAGCTCGGCAATGTCATAAGCGGCTATGCGCACGCGTACTCTTCTGGTGTCTTCTTCTAGCGTAAGTATTTGGGCGGGTGCATATCGTGTTACCTCAACGCCGTCTTCTGCATAAAATTTTTTGAAATGCGCGTAGACGTATTTAGAACCTACTTTTTCTACTACACATTCTTGCTTACTGTTGCTATTCGCCGGAATGTATATGACGGTATCGCCCTTCTTAAGTTTTGAAGCATCCATAAATGGTTACCCGGGCTTTCGCCCGGGCCCTCTTGTTTAGCTGCCCCACGGGAAGTAATCGGATATGTTTAGAATGGTATAACCGATCGCTTTGCCTATTGATCGCATTAGCGCTTTTAGTGCCATGGGTAGAATAGGATCTCCAGGTTTATACGGCTCTGGATTTGCTAAAAAAGACCCTGTTTCCATCCCTGGCATTATGTGATTTTGTGGTACAGCCATCGGCATACATGCGTTTTCTGGGGGCACATAATAGGTGGGCGCTCCTTGCTGCTGTCCAGCGACGTATCCACCATATACCGGATATTGCTGTGGCATGCCTACCCGCATAGGTTGCATTTGAGCTTGTGGTTGCACTTGTGCCTGCATCGGCATTTGTTGTTGCATTGGCCGATACGCCAACTGGTTTATTGGCATGAACTGTTGTGTTGGCTGTTGCACCTGCTGTACCTGCGGGTTGAATGGCGCCCAGTTTGGTGCCGGTGCATTCTGGTTCGTTACGGGGATCTGTGTAAATTGCATGCCCGGTGTGGGTAAGCTGGTCATTTCAAAGGTCTGTCTCGGCAGCATAGTTCTGGTTGCCTCCTGACAACGCGAATAAAAAGAACAGCGTCCTCGCGTGTGGGAGGAGCCAGACCAATACGCTGGATCGTTCCCTCCTGCGCACTTTGGGTCTTCGGTGCTGTGCTTGCGTCCAAAGCACATAGGACCCGTCCAGGTACATTGATAGCACTGGCTACCCTCGGATCCGTCGTTCTTTTCGACAATCCGAACTGTGTCATTGTTACAGTTTGGACAAAGCCCATATTCCATGTTTCTCCTTGGGGGCTAGTCGGGCTTGCCTCCAATTCTCTTATGCCTGGAGAATCAACTAGTATTTCGGGTAGCGCTATGCAAAAAATCAGTGGTTTGGTTCTTGACGTTTATGACGACTCAGAAGGTCAGATCCTCAATAGCCTGTATCCAAAATACGAAGATATCCCTGATTTCATCAAGACTGCAGAGCCTGTGACTCAGGAAGACCTCGACGCGCTGCCCGATGACGTATTCGCTCTTATACTGCGGCAAGGAGATACTACACTGCGTAAATACGCCTGTGTAGACGCGGGGAATACTACGCTGCACATCGGCTACTTTTTGTCCAATTTCGACAAGCTTCCCGTTGAGGCAATCAAGGTCGCTGCGCAGAATCTGGTTACGGCATGCGGTTGGTACGACATAGAGCCACCAGAAGAGCTGAAGAAGCTCAGTACGGGTGCGCTAGTAACTATCGGACGCCAACGTGTTTGGAAAGATCAAGAAGGCGGCATTTACGGAAGCGACGGGCAGCATTGGGATATCCAGAAAACCGCTGCGCTAGAGCCAGCAGACGACGAAGAGCGCTCCGCACTTAATAAGTATTTGAACGCATTCTCTGGCCCAGAGCATGTTCCTAATGTACCTAAGACTGCGGATGTAGTGGGCACTATGGATATGCCTACTCAGGGCTCTAAGGAGACTTTGGTTCGTACTAAGAAGACGCCGCTGTCCTACGCTAAAACGGCAGAGGGTGAAATCGCGCATCTTGTCGATACTGACAAAGCAAACAAAGGTGATGCGGATACGATTCTGGAGCAAGCTTTTGGTGTCAAAGAGAAAAACGAAAAGGCAGAGCCACAGGTCACAACGGTTTTGCATCCACACGTCGACGTAACTGACAAAGAGCCCTCTCAGCTTATCGAAGAGAAGCACGCGCAGCATTACGCGCTGCCTTATGCACGTAGGTACCCATTGGACAGCTACGGGCAAGTCAAAGCTGCTAGCGCGTACTTTGACAATTATCACAAGATGCTGCCTCCCGAAGATAGGCACGCCTTTGCCGTAAACCTTCTACGGCGTGCAACGCCCATGGATATCGGCGTGAGCAAGCTAGCGCAGCAATATGGTCAAACAAACTACGCAGCACCTGAGCACTTGCAAGTTTGCATTGAGCAGCGTCTTCAGCTCTTAGCTCCGCATACGCAGGGGTTCAATTTGCATGAGAAGACCGCTAGCGAGCATAGCGCAGCGCATACTATGAGGCTCTACACAGACCTTTTCAGCAATCGCGGTCTTTTAGGACCAGAAGTCTATGCGAGCACGCTTACCGAAATCGATAAGCTGGCTGGGTTGGATGAGTATTGGGACCAAGATGTTATTGATCCTTACCTCTCCACGTTCGATAAGGTTGCTGAGCACGACGATATTCGAGATACCCTAGTCGTTGGCAATGAGTATATGCGCGTGTCGGATCTAAAAGCCATTGCGGCTGCCAAGCCTCAGATCTTGCGTAAGCGCTTTAGCGAAGAGCTAGTCACGGAGTTCCAAAAAGACCCAGTGGCTATATTCGAATCGCTCCCGCTCGACCAGAAGTTGGTCTTTATGCGCATCGCAAATGATGCGACCGAAACACGAATGTCGTAAGCTAAGGTCGCGCTATGCTGACCGACATCATTCAACAAGCCAAGCGCCAAGCGGCGCGAGGTACGAGCGAGGAGCTGAACAAGACTCCTTTTCAAATTGCGCACGAAGATCCTGAGGACAGCGCAACTGTTGTCGCAGAGATTCTTGAGCCTGCACCAAGCGCTAAAACGACTACTGTAGTTGCAAAGGTTGTATCGGACAATTTGTTCTTGATGCCGGATGCGCATCCGTTCGTGCTGGATGTGGCGCTGCTACACAAGTACGGTGTTGATTGGATGGGCTGGGAGCCTAGTGTGCTCGAGATGAAGATAGCTCATGATTTCCGTATCGACGACCTAAGCCAGCTAACCATCGATAAAATTCAAGCCGTAAAGACCCTGCACTTGGTAGACACCTTCTGGAGTAGCTGGCTGGTCTTTGTTCCTTGTTCAATGGCGCTTTCCGGTGTACATGCTGAATTTAGGGTACTTACCGCGCCGACTGTGCCTCAAGCTATGATCGCTGTAGATATCGCGGCAAAGATTCGTTCGGATATCCAGTACGGCCTTGAGGTTAGGACGTTCCTTGAAGTTGTTTATCTGCACGATGGAATTGTTTGCCCCACCGAGCCTATGACGGATATCGTACACGTTGATGCTTCTAGGTACGATATAGACACTGCAGGGATAAAGGCTAAATGGGAGGAAGTGCGAAAGGCGAATAAAGCGCCTGAAGGGCTTACACCAGAAAATGTTCAACTTCAGCGTATGCTGGAAGCCCATAACATCCTAGAGGAGAGCAGGAAGCAGATGCATGCTCAGCTTCCGCTGGTTTACGATGATTGATTACGCCGCTTTTGTAGATGAGCTTGAAAAGATCGCTCTGGCACGTTGGCAGAAAGAGCTGGCCGCCGGAAATATCTCTTTAGGTGATATCGGTGCACCTACGGTAGAAGCCGCGCGAAAATCGTTTGCTGCCATGCCTGAATTAGCTGGTAAGGCATTAAGTAGGCAGCGAGCTCTTTCGCTGCTTAAAACTCCTGCACAAGCAGCCGCGCTTAATAAACTGAAGAATATATCTGTAAATTTGCACCCCTCGGATGTCGGCGCAGCATCTTCTGGGGTATCACCAAAAGGTGGTTTGCAGATTCAAGTAGGTCCAGGTGCTGTAAAAGCACAAACAAATACAGAGTTTGAAACCCTAAAAGATCAGGGAAGGTACGCATTAGGTGGCGTGGTTAGTATGCTTCCTAAGAGCTTAGCGTCAAAGGTAAATAAGTCACTAGGCATGCATATCCCTATTGATGACGCTACTACACATCATGCAGTTTTTAGGCATGAGCTAGGTGAGGCAAAAGATATGCTACGTGGGCGCATGCCTGCTCCTTATGCGTCCCATGCAGGTATCACCCCGTTGCTAGAAGAGCGTATGGCAATTCATGGGGATCCAAGAGCCGCCAGTACTTTTGCCGGCCTAAGAAAGGATCCAGAGAACGCTCGCGCCGCAGCTTTATTGAAGCAAGTAGGAGGGGTTGGTGGACATCTTGTTCAGCCAGGTACACGACAAGCGCGTTCGTTGGAGCGCTTAATTAAAATGCCAGCGAAAGCCTCTGTAGCGCCTACTACGCCACAAAGTAATTTGGCTTCGTATGCTAAAACGCTACAAGACGTCGGCCGTAGACACGCCAATAAAGCGCTTGCTGACATGAAAGCTTTAGGAGGCTTGCCTACCTACTTAGGGCCGGGTAATGGATAACTATGATTGATCCTATTGTTCTCCAGTTTATGCACGAGGAGATGAGGAAAGAGGCGTTTAATCCAGCATTGCTTGGAAATATGGCGCGCGGTGCCGTTTCCTCAGCTAGGAATCAAATCAATAGTCCAGCTACTCAGTCAGCTATCCAAGCAGCTGGTAGGCACATTGCTCGCTCTGCTACGAATACAGGAGCAGGCATGGGTTTGGGCGCGGCTGCAGGTGGTCTTATAGGTGGCGCCAGAGGCGCGTACAATGCGTACAACAAGCCGGAAGAGGAGGGAGGTGGCAACCTCCTAGGAGCTGGGCTCGGCGCTCTCTCAGGGGCGGGCAGAGGTGCTGCCATTGGTACGGCTCTAGGGGGTGCTGCTGGTTTGGCCTCTGGAGGCCGAGGCACCAAAATGGTTAACAAGCTTACTCAAGGGTTGCATAATCCGTTGGGTATGGCGGCGCGACAAGGACAGCAGAAACTCCATTCTATTACAGGCCTTGTTCCAGGTGGTGCCGCTAGAGGTACCGCGGAATATGCCAAAGGGTTGCATCAAGCGAACATTGGGGGTGTTCAAACGCTTGCTGCGAAATCCGAGGCAGCACTAACAAAGGCCAAGATGCTGGCGGAGCAGCGAGAACATATTCTGTCAAAGGCCCAAGCGGGGCAGTCAAGCTTGGCAGGATTAGCGAATACAATTCGTCAGAAGGGTGCGCGCGAAGGCGGTAAAGAAATCCTTCAGCACGGGCTCGGCAATATAAGCGCTAAAGGTGCTTTAACCGCTGCGGCTCTGCCAGTAGGCGCAGCGGCGCTCACTGCGATGCAGCCTGATGACCCTGATAACCCGCAAAAGGGTAAACGGGTAGGTAACGCGCTTGGTAGCGCCTTGGCGTCTACGGCTACTCCATTTGTCGGTTCTACGGGTGGAGAGCTTGTTGGCAGAGCCGGTGGTGCTGTAGGGGGTACAATCGGACAAGGAATTCATCATGTTATCGGCGCAGTGAAACCAAAGCCGCAAATGTACCTTGGTGGCGGTGCATCTACCCCTGGAGCGCAACCTGGGCTAGATAGTCCTCAAGTTGAACGTGTGATGTCTAACGCGGCACAGGGGAAACCCCCGGATAACCTGATGACATGAGCTTCTCCTTCGGCAATTTTGCGTTAGGATCCCCTACAAGCCCAGGCCGCTTCCAAGGCGGGATGACGCGCGGGCGTATCAACGGAAGTAACGTTCAGGGAGTTAACTACCCTAGCCCCTTCTTTGATATTGCGCATACCTACTTGCCGACAACGGTTAAGCAGCTTTTCAAGTTTTGTCGGTATTACTTTCTAACCAACCCTATCATCAACGCGTGTATTACCAAGCTGTCTGAATATCCTATTACGGATGTCGTTGTCGATCACGAAGACCCAGAAGTGGTGCGGATGTGGTCAGAGTATTTCAACGAGACAATTCGTATTCGATCGCATCAGATCGAGAGCGGATTAGACTACTTTTGTTATGGTACAAGCGCCGTAAGTCTATCCTTTCCGTTTCAAAAGTATCTGACTTGTACATCGTGTGGCTTTAGCGAGCAGGCGCGCAAAATTCGAGAGTATTGGCTCTACACCAGTAATGAGTTTCGACTCTCTTGTCCTAAATGCGGACAAACTGGGGCAGCAACGCCTAAGGATTGGTACTACCGCGACGCAAGCTCTGTGCGTCCAGTGCGTTGGAACGTAGAGGACGTCGAAGTCAGCTATAACGATATTAGCGGGGATACTACGTATTTCTATACGATCCCTGCCCCCATGCGCGCGGATATTACGCTGGGTAAGAAAGATATCGTTGAGGGAATGCCTCAGATTTTCTTGCAGGCAATTCGGCAAGAAAAAGGTGTGGTATTCAGCAAAGCGAATCTGTTTGTAATGAAGCGCGCCACACTTGCTTTTCAAGATCGAGGATGGGGGATTCCCTTGATCTTACCTGTACTTAAGGACGCGTTTTATCTTCAAATAATGAAAAAGGCGTCAGAAAGTCTGATGCTAGAACATATCGTCCCACTACGCATTTTATTTCCACAAGCTGCTTCCGGGTCAACGGACCCGTTCTCTAGTATCAATTTACTTGATTGGCGGGATCAAGTGGCTATGGAAATAGCCCGTTGGAGACAGGATAATGCCTACGTGCCTATAGTTCCATTACCTATTGGTAATCAAACTATAGGTGGTGATGGTAAAGCTCTTTTGCTTGGTCAAGAAATGCAACAGCTTGGCGAGAGCATCATTAACGGTTTAGGTGTTCCGATTGAGTTCATAAAAGGTGGAGCAAGCTGGAGCGGTACCAACGTGTCTATGCGTATGGTAGAAAACTCCTTCTTAAGCTACATTGGTAGGCGTCGCCAAGAGCTGAAATGGATTATGAGCTTGGTCTCTCATTTTATGGGATGGCCGAAGGTCAACGTGCGGCTTAAGCCATTTAAGATGGCCGACGATATGCAGCGTAAGAGCTACTTGTTCCAGCTTAACGCAGGAAACAAAGTTAGTGATACGACCCTACTTGCTGATGCCGATCTCGATATGGAAGAAGAGAACGACATCATGGTTCGCGAGAGCGCGAGACGTCTTGCCGCGGTCAAGAAGCAACAGCTTGCTATGGCCGAAATTCAAGGCGAGAGCCAGGTCATCATGATGAAGATGCAGGCCAAAGCTCAGCAAACTATGGCCCAGGCACAGCAGCAGCCTGCTGCACCTGGCGAGCCAGATGGGCCAGAGGGGGCAATGAACGCTGCTCAGGCTCAGCAGCAAGGCCAGCAGCCCCCGTTACCCCCTATGCTCCCAGCACCCCCAGAAGGCGGTGGGTCGTCTTCTATTCCGCAAAGTGCCGCCAGCTCGTTGAGCCAGGGACAAGACCTAGGTGCGGAAGCTGGTGGTGAGAAGCTGCCAGTAGATCTCATTCAGCTCGCCGAAGGTTACGCTGCGCAAATATCAGATCTTCAGCCAGATATGCAGGAAATGGCCCTCAATGCTATAGCGGCTCAAAATCAGGATCTTGCTGATTTGGTCGCTGAGGATTTAGCTAAAATTCAAAAGGGCTCAGCGGGTCAAGCTCTAATGCTTGGCGGTGCGCAAGGCGGGTCAGACACAGGTAATGTAGATCAACGTCCATTACCAGGCATGCTTCCGCCAAGGCGCATGCAAGCGTTGGTGTAGCTATGGGCAATAAGCTGATAGAACAAACGAAAGCAAGTGGGGAGCATCGCAGTTGGGTGTTCTTTTGCCCAGCATGCAAGTCTCCGCACCAATGCGACAATCGCTGGGAATTCAACGGGAATCAAGAAGCCCCTACCTTTACAGGTTCTGTGCTTCAACACGAAGTGCCCGATAAGGATGGTTATAAAGGATGGCCTCTCTGCCACTCCTACGTTACGAATGGGCGCATTCAATATTTGAAGGACTGCACCCATTCGATGGCAGGCCAGACAGTTGATTTGCCAGACTGGGATTCGATTGGTAATAAGTGGGATTAGTCGTGCTTTTATTCAAAGCCTTCTGCGACGAATTTACCAAAATTGCTGATGTAGCTACTAGTTTAAAGCCACATCAGCAGCGCGTTGTCGATAGGATGCTTCAGGATGACCAACCGGGGCTAGTTGTCGCACATGGGCTCGGATCAGGTAAGAGCCTCGCATCAATGGCGGCGCAAGATGCCCTAGGCATGCCTGCTAACGTTATTCTGCCCGCGGCGCTTCAAACGAACTACGAGAAGGAGCGGGCGAAGCACCTTGTACCAGGCACAGAGCAACCAATAGCCGTTTCCTCACTGCAAGCGCTGTCACGGGCCGGCGGAACGCTGCCTGCAGAACACCCCATGGCTATCGTAGATGAGGCGCATAGAGCTCGTGAGGTCGGCTCCAGCACGTATCAGAACCTGAGGGACAGTCTGAAGGGTACGCAGAAGCGAATGCTTCTTACAGCTAGTCCTTTTTACAATAGGCCGAGTGATATTGCCCCGCTTATTAACATGGCCGCAGGTCATAATGTTTTGCCGAATGACCAGACTGAGTTCAATAAGCGGTATATTTCCGAGAAGCAGGTAAAGCCATCGCTGTGGGGTAGCTTGGCTCATGGTGCGAAACCAGGGATGGAGGAGATAGTTAATCCCAGGGCGGTGCCGGAGCTCAAGAACACGTTCAAGAAGTGGGTGGATTACCATCCAGGCAGCACAGAGGGATTTCCTACTGTCGAGCGTAAGAACGTCGAAGTCCCTATGAGCGATGAGCAGCTTAAAGTCTACGACGCTTTAATGGGTAATGCGCCAGCTTGGGTACGGTATAAGGTCAAGCAAGGACTACCTCCTAGTAAGCAGGAGTCGAAAGATCTTAACGCCTTTATCAACGCGGTAAGGCAAGTGTCGAACACCACGCGTGGCTTTGCTCCAGGTCAGACACCCCATGAGCCCAAGATAGAAACAGCTTTTGGAAGCCTGCAGAACACCTTTAAGGAGAACCCTAATGCGCGCGCGGTAATTTACTCAAATTACCTCGAAAGTGGGTTGAACCCTTATCATCAAAAGCTGGAGCAAGCTGGTATACCGCACGGTTTGTTCACAGGCGAAATGCCCAAGAAAGAGCGCGACCAAATGGTTCGCGACTACAACGAAGGTAAGCTAAAAGCGCTACTTTTATCCTCAGCCGGTGGCGAAGGGCTCGACCTCAAAGGCACGCGGCTAATGCAAGTGCTGGATCCCCATTGGAATAATGAGAAGCTGCGTCAAGTAGAAGGGCGAGGTATCCGTTTTGGTAGCCACGAGCATCTGCCCGAGGCAGAGCGTAAGGTACTCATCGAGAATTACTTGGCGACGAGACCAAAACGTACAGGGTTATCGGGCGCAATTTTAGGTAAAAATACTGGCGGAAGCTCGGACCAATATTTAGCTGCACTCAGTAGCAAGAAAGATGCTCTTATTAACCAAATGAAGGCTCTGCTACCTAATGCGGAAGCAACATGATACGTCGTGTTTCTACGCCTATAGGGCGGTTACCATTCAGCGTAGCTTCGCTGTTAGCTGCCATCTGTATTACTGGCGTCCTGTTACTCCACCTTATAGGCTGTGGCGCCGCAGGAAAGGTGCTTCAAGGTGCCGGAGATGCGGTGGCAGCAGGCGCACTTAGCGCTGTTGCTGTTCAAGGACCTCCCATTGTTGCTGATCTAGTCGACGCTGGTGCTCAAGCGATTGCTGCAGGTGTCCCAGTAGTTGCTAAGCCCATACTAATTGAGGAACAAAAGGGGCTTAATCAGGTAGTACGAACTGAGCACACGATGGCCTTTGACGTAGAGCAACGCGTTGAGAGCATTGCCGCGAATCTGCTTACAAAAACAGATGAAGAGCGTAAGGCAACAGTAGCAGACGCCAATCAGCTTTTAGATCGTGTAGATGGCCTTATGGATCGCGCTGATAATTTAGTGACGCGGCTAGAAACAGTTACGGTAGCCAACGCCCAGAATACTGGGAAGACATTTCGTGACTACGTTATTGAAGTCATCGCAGTATTGGGGCTCGTTGTCTCAGTCGTTTCTATGGTTATTCATTACACGAACGCTAGAAACGCGAGCACCGCAAGGAAGCTGGCACAAAACAAGGGCTAAGAAAAACCCTTTCGGGCTTTTCAAGTTATTTAGCTTTGTACGCTTTGAGGCGCGGGCTGGCTTACAGAATCGTTACGCTGTGCGGCTTTTGCTCTGAAAAGTAAGCATCTAGCTAGGCTATCCACCCTATCGGCGACGTCGCCCATGTTACATGGGGTAGTAGGCAAGAACGGTACTAGCGCCGTCATGACGCTTGGAATAGCCGCTATACGATAGCGGTCAAGACGCTCTTCGTCATCATTTTGACTGCGATACATAGATACCATATCGGTCAAATACCCGACGGTATAGTCTAGTACAGAAGAGTATAATGTATGATTATCGTCCAAGTCGTGTTTAATACGGCTGAGTAGAAGCTCGATTTCTTGCACATGGATTGTCATATTAGTAAGGTTCCTCCAGCTTTTGATTTTTATCGCATACAACAACATGTCCCCAGTGAGCGGGACGTCTGGCGTGCTCTGTTCGAATAATGCACCAAACTACATCGAAGTTCCGTGGCGGTTTAGCTGGCGCGCGCCCATCGCCATCCGTGAAATAAACTAGCAAATTGGTTTCTGGATACCGCTTATTAACGCGTTCAAAAACAGCGTTAAAGTCGGTGCCGCCGCGTCCATGGTAGGCTAACTTAGGTAGGTCACGCAGTCTTATGCGCTTCTCGTGTTGCACTACCATGTCGGATTGGATGTGGATGGCCTCATCGATACCTACGGCGCGTATCAGGTGATATGCCTCGCTGCGCGCGTTAAGTAACTGTGGCTCACCCATCGATCCAGATGTGTCTTCAGCGATAACTACGTTGATTTTCTGGTCGACTAGGCCCGAAGTTATACAGCCAGCTAATTGACCTCCTAAGCTAGGGTTGCTTAGAGAGTAATCGCTGTCTCCAATTGTGCGTTCTAATGCGCGCTGAAGAATGCGGCGTAGAAAAGAGCGCCAGTTGACGTCTGGCACTTGGTACCTAATTTTGAGAAGCTCTTTGAAGCGCCCAGGTATGTTTCCGCAGCCTTTTCCAGATTCTAGCGCTTTTTCAATTGCATCAAAGGTTTGTCTACGCGCGCTTTCTACCTCACTAGGGCCTTTGCCATAGGCGGTGTCAAGCTCTGCTTCAAGACTTTCGTCTACGGCGTATCCGCCAGCAGAACCACATCCACCTGCGCCTATTTTAGGCGTCCATTGTTTTTGTTGCTTATTGCCTAGACCGCTACCTTTATTTTGGTTCTTCCCGTTGCCCTTTGTTCCACCTCCGCCTTGAGGGGCGTCGGCCATTAGCTGCTCTAGCGTTTTATTTTCTTGCAGCAACTGGTCGCTCAACAACGCGTAGTACTGCTCAAGAGTTAAATTTGGGGGATGCCCATATCGTTCAGGATAAACAACCCAAGAAGGTAATTGCCATTGCTCTTCGCGCAGATTGAGGTTAATGGCTTCGTCCCCAGCAATGTTAGCTAGAGCTTTATCGGGTAGTGCCTCCAGACGATCTAGCCCACGTAATGGATGCTCGCATTCATGGACAAGGCAGCCACCTATTACTTCATCGGTTTGCATCTCAGGGTCGTTAAGCAGCCATTCACCGTTAACGTACAGCACCAATCCTTTGGTAACTCCCATAGTTACGGTGGCATTGCTAACAACCTCGACAGACATTTCTAGTAGAATACTACTGTAGTAATCCGCTCTAGATAGTACATAAGCACGTCCGAGAGATAGCTTTTCTCTTACGCGCTGCTCGTCTTGTGGCGTTATCATCGAGGAATGTACTTGGTGTGGTCTTTGTCGTTAAGGAGCTCTAGCATTTTGCTTGCTGCGTCTCGAACAGCTTCAACAGGGCTGGCAAGGTCAAGACCTGCGTGGAGCAAGGTACCAGCTGGTCTAACACTCAAGTCAGCATAACCAGCTGTTGCAGCTGTGTGCAATAATGCCCAGCACGCAGTACCGAGCTGTGCTTTTAGCTCCGCATTCTTTTCTTGGGCTACGTAAACCGCGCAAGAGGACAACACGGTGCGCACTACATCGAGTTGCTTGGGGATCTGCCATTTGCCGGATAGAACATCCAACGGATGGGGCAGATTGACTTTCTTAGCATAGGCCGTCCACTCTGCGGCCAACCCTTTGCCCACCAGGCCCTCCACGATATCTGTCTGCACGGTGATACCCATCCCTAGGCATCGCGCGGTTGTGACCCCGTTTACGGCCCAGGACCAGGTACGATGAGATGGCCATGCCTTGGATGCACGCGGACTGTCTGCTTCAGGCTGATCGTAGAGCTTGGAGCGTTCTACCTCTTCGCCCGCCTCGTTCTTTTCTTTGTACTTGCCCCCCGCAGCTACCAAGTAGCCTTCGGTTGTACCAAGAACGTTTACATAGTGCGCGCGCCAATTAAGCCGTACCAATTCGTCGCTGTCATGTATCTTGGAAATACCAGGGTCATAAGTACCCATCATGTACTCCTTCCACTGGTTTAGCGCTGGTGTCTCATACTGGAAGTGAAGCACTCTGTTGGCTAGGGGTACTTCAAGATCCCTACCGTTTGCGGCGATATCAGGCGGATTCATTGCGAGAACCAGACGAATACCTGGAGGCAGTGTGTATTCACCCACAGTTCGTTCGTTAAGAAATGAAAGGATAGCTGCTTGTACAGCTCTTGGCGCAGAGGAAATCTCGTCCAAAAATATGATGGCGCGCTCGTCGCTAATAGCTGCCCTAATTTGGGGCATGGCACATTCCAGTGTGAAGCCGCGCGGTGTCATTACTGGAAAGCCACCAATATGTTCAGGTGTCTTTGTTGCTGTGAAAATAGAGTAAACGTTGAGGCCTAGCGCTTTACCGATTTCACGGATGCGTGCGCTTTTTCCTACGCCTGAACCTCCAATGGCGTTCAGGTTGATGCCCATATTTCCATGCTGGTATGGCGCGTCAGGCCCTGAGGCTAGCGGTGTAGACATGCAGACAACCATAAGAGACTCAAATCGATCCATTCTCTTTCTCCTGCTTTCGCTCTGTAAGAAAATCAGTCACGTCTCCGCAATATTCGGAGCCTAAAATAGTAATTACTTTGCTGTTTTGAACGACGAGAAAACCGTGCTTGTCCCCTAATAGAAACGGTATATAAGTACCTCCAGGGGTGCGTAGCGCTGTTTGCTGTTTTTCTGCCTTTGCGATGTTGCCTTCTATTTGTTGCCGCAAGGCTCGATCGCTCAAGGCGGTAGCCTCAGGCCACCTCTCACGTAAGCGATCGAGCGCATGTCGAATTACGTAAACGCGTTCTGGCTTCATTACCCCTTTGTTGCTGTGCAATAGCCAGCATTTTGGTCGCATGCCCCGTTGCGCCAACAACGTGACATAATGCCTGCAGAGCATTCGTTATTTTGTAGAATGCGCTGCCCTTCTCCCCATAGATTCTCTATTACAGTCATATTGATGTCATTAAGACAGGGGAGGCAGACGTACTCGAACGGTGGTACCGTCTCGAAATCGAGTGCCCATTGGCCGCTGGGCACACGTGGAGATAGACTAAGTTCTCCTGCGTAGATGACACCCATTACCTCTCCAGTAAGAATATGAGAGCCGCAGGATAAGCACTCTGCAAAAACGAGTACTTTGGATGCATCAACTTTAACAGCTGGTTGATCCTCGTGTAGCTCCTGCAGAGAGTCTTTAGCCTCGTCCCAGCAGTCTTCGTGCAAGAAATAGGGTTGATGCCGGTAAGAGCCATCACTTAGTAGCAGCGCTTCAATCTTTTGCGATGGTCGTCCTGATGCGTCGTATTGAACGCCGGCGCGGCCGATATGTAGAAGATAAAGCGGTACGCGAGAGTACGTATGCTCTCCGCAGCTACCGCACAGGTGCCCCTCTTTTTCTACTTGTTTGTCCGCCAAATGCTCTTGTGCGAGCACGCTTATTGCCATTTAACAGCCTCCTGTCCTTCATGTACCCAGCGATACTTCAAGTTTTCGAAGGAAGTATCGGGGTATTCTCCTGTAATTGGGTGGGCATCACGTAGAAATAAGTCGTGGTGCAGCTCATCTACGGTGTTGGACCTATGCACAAGACGCTGAATGTGAAACGGACCTGCAAGGACGCGCTCTTGCTCTATGGGCCAACGGCCCACACATTGATAAAAGTAGCGAGCATGCTGTGTTCGCAAGTCTGCTTCGCGAAGATAGAGATCATCTTCTAAATCCTCGAAAGACGCGCGTAGCCCAGTCCATCCACGTCTGTAATCCCCTATATCGCCAAATTCTTCGCCAGACCACGAATTGAGATTTCCTGGTTTTGCTTGACCGCTAAGCAGCAGGTAGTCAGCTTCAGTAATAAACGACACAAATCCGCGTTGGTCGCTTATACGAAGCCGCCTGCCACTACGCTCTTCGGTGGGGTAAAGCTCATTATTGATGTCCCACACCCTATGCGGATTTTTGGGATCTGAGAATTTACTGCCCACTAAGTCGGATGACGATAGGAGGCGTGTTCCTGGAATTATTCTGAGCCCTTCGTTGCCTATTTGATGCACGTCGTGCCTCCTCGTAGGGTAAAAAGCGGCTATGGTCGATGAGCCACAGGGCTACGCCCTGCAGTACACCGACCGCCACCGCGAATATGAACAACTACTTCTTCTCCTGCTCTTTACGCTGCTCCTCTAGCAGCTTTTGGCAGTCTGGGTCTGGCAGTGTCGGAGGGCATACTTCTGTGCCCTCATCAAATCCGAGCAAGTCTTCAACATCTTGCTCGAGCTGCGCCTTCTGTGTACTTTTCTTGTCAGGCATGGTCTCTCCTCATACTTGTTATGCCTGAAAGCTCAGCGTTCTTGCGGCTTGTAACCCTCTCGCGGTACGCTAGCCGGTATGGCCTATCTAGACCCTAAGAAAGCGTTTGCCGACTTGCAGCAAAACGTAGTCGATGGGATTCGATCTCATTTTCCTATCGTGGGGTCCAAGCAGAGCATTCACCTGGAATCCTTGGATGTCCGCGAGGGCGATAAGGACATGTCTGACATTACAGGTCAGCATCAAGCCAAGATCAATGGACAATCTTGGGCAGTGCCTGTTTTCGGTACGCTTGTTATGAAAAACAACGACACAGGAGCGGTCGTTGATAAAAAGACGATCAAGCTTACCGATTTGCCCTACATGACACAGCGCTATTCGTACATTGTCGATGGCCGCGAGTGCCAATTCGATAACCAGTGGCGTCTTAAGCCTGGTGCGTACACGCAGCGTAAAGAGAACGGCGAGCTAAAAACTCAGTTCAATGTTCAGGGTAAGAACCGTTTTGACGTTACGTTGGACCCAAAGACACACGTTTTTTCTATGTCGCGCGGTACCTCTGAGAATATCCCCGTATATCCCTTGATGAAAGAGCTTGGTGTCGATGACGACACTCTTCAGAAATCCTGGGGTAAGGGCATCTTGGCGGCTAATAGAAGCGCAAGAGCAACGGGTACGGCTCTGGAGCGCTTTTATAAGGCAGACAAGAAGAGGGCGCCAGGTAGCACGGAAGAAGCGAGGCAGTATTTCATTGATACCATGGCAGAGTCTAAGCTTCGTCCTGATTCTACACTCATCACGTTAGGCAAGCCTTACGCCAATGTAAACGGTGCTGTGCTGCACGACACCACCACAAAAATGATTGGGGTGCAGCGCGGTGATATCCCAGAAGATGAGCGGGATAGTTTGGCGTTTAAGGATCTTCGTACAGTAGCTGATTTCGCCAAAGACAGTTTAAGCGCCTGGAAGACGAAGGCGGCATTGAAGGCACGCACGGATAGGCAGATCAACACCGCTACAAGTATTCGTCAGGTAGTTCGCGGGGGCATGTTCGACGCACCGGTAAAAGCCACGTTTACAGCAAACTCGTTGGCTAGAGATGCCGACCAAGTAAACCCCGTTGAGATGCTCTCCTCCAGCTTTCAAACCACCATTATGGGTCCTGGTGGAATTCAAAGCGAGAACGCTATTAGCGATTCGGCCAAACTGGTAAGTCCTAGCCATCTCGGTTTTTTGGATGGGTTGGCGACGCCAGAAGGTGGTAAGACAGGTATTACTTGCCGCCTTCCTCTAGGAGTTACTAAAGAGGGCAACAATCCAGTTATCTCTGTCTTTAACCTGAAGACAAAGAAGATGGACAAGATTGACCCAGTTGCTTACCACAATTCAGTAGTTGTTCTTCCTGACCAGGTTACATGGAACAAGAACACGCCCACTCCTGTCGCTAAAACCGTAGCCCTGTCAAAAAAGGGTAATGATCTGGGTACTGGCAAGTTTGAGGACGCCGACTACGTAATGCGTAGTCCCAGTCAGCTATTTAGTTACACCACTAACCTCATCCCTTTTATGGGGAATAACTCTGGGAATAGGGTCAGCTACGCCACACACCACATCGAGCAGGCTATTAGTCTTCATGACCGTGATGCGCCGCTCGTTCAGTCAGGTACAGGGCGCCAAGAAGGTGTTCGGACCTTTGAGGATTTTATTGGACGCCAGTCGGCTCACATCGCTCCTATTGAGGGTAAGGTTACTTCAGTAACACCTGATGCTATTACGCTCACAGGAAAAGATGGTAAAGAACAGCGCGTTAGCATCTATAACAATTACCCGCTTAATGACGCTAAGGCTGTTTTGCACAGCACCCCGGTTGTTAAAGAAGGTGATGAGGTAAAGAGTGGGCAGCTGTTGGCTGATAATAACTTCACGCGTAATGGCACGTTGGCTCTAGGCAAGAACCTCAGGGTTGGCTACGTAAATTACAAGGGCTTGAATTTTGAGGATGGGATTGTAGTTAGCGAAACCGCGGCTCAGAAAATGGCTAGCGAGCACATGCATAAGCCATCAGTTACCTTGGGCCCAGACGCAATTACCGGCCTATCGAAGTTTAAGGCACTGCACCCTACTGCGTATGAAAAGAGCCAGCTCGCTGGGCTGGATGACGAGGGCATTGTTCGCGTAGGCCAGATAGTTAAGCCTGGCGATCCGCTCGTTGTGGCTTCAAGGCCATTTGAATCCCACGGCTCTTTTTCGCTTAGTAAAATTCGTAAAAGCCTAGGTAGCCAGACGCTAGACACCAGCCTTGCTTGGAAGGGTGATCACCCAGGAGAAGTAGTGGGTGTGCGCAGAGATAGCAGTGGCAATGTAACTGTGCACGTAAAGACAGTAGAGCCTCTCCAGGTAGGGTCTAAGCTCAGTGCAAGAGCGGGCAACAAAGGCGTAATTTCATGTATCTTGCCAGACAAAGATATGCCACATACGGTGGACGGGACTCCATTAGAAGCTCTCCTTAGCCCAAGCGGTGTCCCAGGGCGTATTAATCCTGGACAGATACTTGAAACTGTCGCGTCTAAGATCGCTGAGAAGACAGGTAAGCCCTACATCGTTAACAATTTTGAGCCCGGTGTTGATGCGCTCGATAGGGTCAAAAAGGAGCTGGCTACTCATGGATTATCGGACACAGAAGAGCTGATTGATCCAATTAGCGGTCACTCTTTGGGGCATGCGCTTACAGGTAAACAGCACATGCTTCAGCTCAATTTCCAGATCGATAAAAAGGTGAGCGCCAGGTCGGGTATGCCATTGGAAGGGGCAGAGCCTGAGTCTTATGACGCGGAGACACTGCTGCCATCTCAAGGAGGTAAGACGGGTGGGCAGTCCATGGGTAATCTAGGCATGTACGGCCTTCTCGGACATGGAGCGGTACATAATATAAGGGAATTCCAAACTTGGAAGAGCGAAGGTCCAGACCGTAAAGAGAAGTGGGACAGTCTTCATAACGAAGTATGGCGAGCGATTCAAACAGGAGAGACTCCGCCACCACCCAAGAAGACATTTGCCTTCCAGAAATTCGAGGACATGCTCCGCGCGGCCGGAATTGATGTCGTAAAAAAGGGGCATCAAATTCAAGTCATGCCGATGACGGATAAGCAGGTGTTGTCCATGAGCAAGGGGGAGCTGCCTGAGCCGGCTTATGCCCTTTACACAAAAATGGATAGGCACGGGGAGCCTGTACCTAGAAAAGGCGGAGTGCTTGATCCTGTAATTACGGGCGGATTAAATGGTACCAATTGGTCCCACATCAAATTACCAGAGCCTGTGCCTAACCCAATTTTTGAAGATGCTATTCAAAAGGTACTAGGGCTAAAACAGGGTGCTTATGCGGATATTATCGAGGGCAAATCCGCGGTAAAGGATGGGAAGATTGTACCTTTAGGCACTGAGGGCGCCAAAGCAGGAGGGCCTGGCATCGCGCATTTGTTGGAGCGCATTGACCTAAAGGCAGAGTTGGCTCAGGCGCAAAAGGATTTGGATAAGTACAAGATCCCAGAGAATATAGCGCATAGAACTGGGACAGAAAAGATCGATGCGCTGTCAAAGCGCGTAAGATATTTGTCCGCGCTGGATACAGCGGGAATTCATCCAAAAGACGCTTATATCCTAAATAATCTGCCTGTTATTCCTCCTATTATGCGCCCTGTTGGCGTGCTGCCTAATGGCAACATTCTGCAGGCGGATCTGAATAAGCTCTATGTTCAAGCGGGTGGTATCGCATCTCAGATGCAGGGGCCCAACTATAAGTATTTGAGCGACCACGATAAACAAGAAGACAGAGCTGCTTTGTACGATAGTGTAAAGGCGCTTATGGGAGTTGGAGAGAACTGGGAAAAGCGCGGAACGAATCCCAAGGGAATCCTTTTACAGATTGCTGGCCGTGCGCCTAAAACAGGTATGTTCCAGGATACTCTTTTGTCCCGGCGACAAGACCTATCTATGCGCGGAACAATAACCCCAGACGCCGGGCTTCATTTGGATTACGTCGGATTGCCAGAAAAGAAGGCGTTGGATCTGTTTCGACCTTTTGTCGTACAAAAGCTTCAAGAGCTAGGTGCCGCCAGTACTCCACGAGAGGCGCATACCTTGCTTGCTGAACAAGGTAAGAAAGATCCTCTTGTTTACAAAGCGCTGGATAGAGTTATGGCGGAACGACCTGTTTTGCTTAAGCGAGACCCAGTTCTGCATAAGCACAGTGTTCAAGCATTTTGGGCGCAGCGCGCTCCAGGTAAAGCAATTCGAATACACCCACTAGTAACAGGTGGCCTCGGTGCGGACTTTGATGGTAACTGTTTTGTAGGTCGTACAAGAGTAGCCTTGACAATTCCTGAAGCGCTATGGCGTGACTCTCCTGAGGCGCTTGCTAGGCCTCAGGAGTCACCTATGAAATTTGCTGGTAGTACGAAGATCCTTGCAAGGACATCGCAGGGTTACCTGGTAGATGCAGCGCTGAAGGACATTCCTTATCTCGCAGCGACACGTCGCGTAGATAGGCACGGTGCGTCTGTTTACTCGCTCCCGCCCGGTATTGAGGTTTGGTCTTACCACCATGCGACAGCAGATAGTATAATGGCTAAGGCTACAGATATTACTATCGAAGAAGGCTGCGATACCGCACGCATCACGATGCGTAGGGGTCTAAGTGTAGAAGCCTCCATGAATGAATCTCTATGTGTATACGACCACGAGACTGGAGAGGTACGAGATTTATCGCCAGCGCAGGCTATAGGACGTCTTTCTCCGGTCTTGCGTCATATTCCGCATGAAGGGCCTTATTCTAATAGCTTTATCTCGGCGCCTTCTACGTTACTTAAGGATAACTTAGACATTGTACCGATCACGCATAGATTACTTGAGCTGCTCGCATTGAGTAAGGAACCATGTGGCGCCGACGCGTCCTTTTCTAGCGAGCTAGCGACTGTTAAATCCGTTCGTAAAGAGGCACCTTACCTGTCAAGAGCGTCTGCTGTAAAAGCCTTGGGTTATCTAAAAGCCGCCAATATTGAAGGTATCGATGCGTGGGGGCGCTTAGTGTTGGCTACAGACGTTCATTGGGACCTGATTGATTCTGTAGTGTCTCTGGGTAAACAACGCGTGTACGACTTGGTTGTTCCAGAGACAAAAGTTTTTGCCGTAAACGGCGGTTTGGTTGTCTGGGACACGATGGCTGCATTCGTGCCCATAGGACATGATGCGGTAGAAGAGGCAAAGCGCATGCTTCCCTCAAACAACATCACCAGCGAATCGAGCGGTAGGGTTGTTTATCAGCCTACGCTGGAATCAAATCTTGGTCTGTTCAAGCTTTCGCGCGTTACTGGGGACAGCAAAAAGGTCTTTGATACGCACGAAGATTTATTGAAAGCTGTACAAGAGGGGCATCTTAGCGTTACAGATCAGGCAACTGTAGGTAACAAAGTAACTACAGCGGGTCGTGTGCTTTTGTCTGCCGCTGTCCCGGCTCCAATGCAGCAAGACGTTCTGCATAATCTGGGTATGACACTGGATAAAAAAGGAGTAGATAAGCTTTACACGAAACTTGCTAAAGACCATAAGCCAGATTTTGCAGATTCAGCTTCTAAGCTCATGCGCTTGGGGTTCAATACCTCTTTCGGTGTAATCCCGATGACGCATCCTGCGCTGAACGGCACAGACATAGCTGTGGGCACGCACTCATTCAGCCTTAACGATTTTACTCCCGACAAAGGGCTTAGGGATCCTATCGTAGCCGAAGCTAAGAAAAAGGTAGATCAGATTCAGGCGCGTACAGACCTCAGTGATGCTGAGAAGGAGCATCACGTTGTGACTGCCTGGTTCGACGCTACAGAGAAGATGGAGAAAGAGCACGCGGCTAAGAACGTTAAGAATCCAAATAATTTGGCGTTGATGCAGCAGGCAGGTGTAAAGCCCAGCGCGATTCAATATCGTCAGCTGCGCTTGGCGCCTATGCTGATGGTGGACAGCAATAACCATGTCATCCCCGATCCTATTACAAAGAGCTATACGGAGGGGTTAGACCTTGCTTCTTACTGGCGTTCGATGTCGGGTGCCCGTCGTGGTTCTGTGCTCAAAGTGCAAGAGGTGAGAGAGCCTGGTTATTTCACCAAGCAGCTTATGAACACAACCATGGGGTTGCAGGTAACTGCGCATGATTGCGGTACCGAGAACGGTATTTCTATCCCTGTACATTCTCAGGATGTATTCGACCGCACGCTTGCGCAAGACCACACGATTGGTGGGGTGACTTACAAGAAAGACACCATTGTTACGCCACAGCTTGCTTCAACGATAAAAGCAGCAGACAAAAACGCCTCTTTGTTTGTGCGATCTACTATGAAATGTGACAATGGTACAGGCGTTTGCCAGAAGTGTGCTGGGCTTGCATCGAATGGACAGCACTACGCCTTGGGAACCAACGTCGGCATTCTCTCTACGCAGGCGTTAGGAGAAAGAGCTACTCAGCTTACGCTCAAACAATTTCATTCAGGAGGGCTTGCTGAGCGTAATTCTAGCTTGGTGAATGACTTTGACCGCGTGCAAGAGTTGACTCAACTGCCACGAGTAATCGCTGATCAGGCACAACTGGCAAGTAAGTCTGGGGTCATTGAGAAAATTGAAGAGGATCCTACAGGCCACGTAGCTTGGATTGGTGGCGTGGCGCACCATTTGCCTAACGATGCTCGTGGCAATCCATTGTTTAAGCCATTACCTGGTGTTGAGGCTACGCGTCTTCCAGGTGGTGACACTTGGTCTGGAATCAAGGTCGGTATGAAGGTTAACGCCGGGGATATGCTGACCGACCCGTCGCGCACGCACGTAAATCCGCACGACCTGTACGAAGTCACAGGAAACATGGCGAAGGTTCAAGAGCATTTGGCTACGGAGCTACACGATATTTACGGTAGGGAGGGTGTCCGTCGCCAAAATACGGAGACTGTAGTACGCGCTATCAGTGACCTTACGCGCGTTATTGACCCAGGAGACCATGAAACTATGGTAAAGGGACAGTACGCTTCGCGTGCTAAAGTTCAAGAGGCCAATAAACAATTGGTTGCACAAGGTCTTCAGCCAATTCAGCACACGCCTATTATGAAGGGTATCGACGTTCTTCCGCACGAGGTTCAAGAAGACTGGATGGCGCAGTTGAATACCGAGGGTTTGCGAAAAGGTATTATGCGCAGTGCCGCTTTGGGCGCTGTGTCAGATTTGCACGGCGTATCGCCTATACCTGGCATGGCTTACGGAGCCCAGTTTGGTCTTACATCGGCCAATCGATTTACGCATACTGAGCTTAAAGACGTTCCTACTCACGCGTACTAATGTCTCGCTATATTACAGATCCGCATACGCCAACGCCGACGCCTCTCGAGCGTACCAGTATGCGGACGTCCTGGACGCAGCCGCATGGCGGCGGTCCTGCGTTCATTCATGAGGCGAGGGTAATCGACATTAATCTGCAAACGTGGACTGTCGATGTGCGCTCTCAGTTTGACCAGAAATACTATCCAAATATTCAAGTAGCAGGGCCATACCTACACTCAAATCGTGGTGAGGGCTGGTACTGCCTACCAGAAGTTAACGCGAAGTGTCTCGTGTGCATCCCAAGCGATGGCCCACCGCCTTTTGTGCTGGCGTTTATTATGCCGATGGAGATCCCAGAAGATCCATCCACAAGCACCGCGGCAGAGCAAGCGGCTGATACAACGGGCACGAATCAGGGAGCCGTATTTGCTGGTGGGCGTACTCGCGGTAAGCCAGGAGATATGGTCTGGCAGGGGCGCGATGGCAACTTTGTCATCATGCACCGTGGCGGTGTCCTTCAAGTCGGCTCAACGCAGCTAGCCCAGCGTATTTACATACCCCTTGGCAACATAATCACAGACATTAGCCAGAACTATGAGCACCACAATACCGGCGGGTCTATTAACTGGGGATTGTCCACAAGTTTTACGGATACAAATCCTCAGACCGAATTTCGTCAAACTTTTCGATTATTCGCCAACGACGACCAAGCAACTCTTCGAGTAGCCATCGGACAGGTGCATCAACCTGTTCCCGAGCCCTCAGGAGATGCTGGAGAGGCCTCTACAAATGCCAGCTTGAACATTGGGACAAATGGTCCTATCGTCGCTGAGTTTGTAATCGCTCCCGCAGGTTTTAATGCGGAAGCAGGCTCTCCTGTAGATGGTATTGCTAATTTGACTAAGCTGAAGATGTTCTTCGACAGCACCGGAGCCGGCTTTCTTCGCTCAGAAGCAAGCGTTAATATCCGTATAAAGCAAAAGCTTCAGATAACGGCTGACCAAGGGATCACTCTGACAACAAAGCAGTCATTGACAATTAATGCAGCTCAGGGTGTGTCGATTAACGGCGCAAGCGGTCTTCAGTTGGGTGGTGGTAGCGGTGCCGTAGCGATTAATGGTGGTTCTGCTCCTGTTGCCTGCGTCGGTTCTGCCGTCAGTATCCTAATTTCAACCCCTGTGCCAATTATGACTACAGTGGGTGCTGGTACAATCTTGTCAGGAGCGATGATGACTGGATTTGTTGCAGATGGTAGTAACACAGTTCTTGTACCGGGCCCGTAACCAGTGCCTCTGCACCAAGTAAAGAGCGGTACACTAGGCGGTTTTAACGTAGGCTTAGCCTTGGGTGTTAACGCTTTGATTCCAGCGGCCGGGCAGATTGACGCCCTTATAGCCGCTGGGCTTGGTCCACTTCAGCTAGATATAGGGCTTCAGCTCAATGCGGCTCTTGCTGCGTCGGCTAGCTTGGCTATCCAGGTAGGGGACCCGTTCGCGGCGCTTGAAGCACTCTTAGCGTCGTTAGCTTCGATTCAAGTAGCGCTGTCTGCTGCGTTAGCATTTCCCATTCCCTCCGTTCAAATTAGCGCACAGCTTAGTGCGTCTATGGCGCTGCAAGGTACATTATCTGTTCAGCTCGGTGCCTTGCAACAAGCAATTCAGCTAGCGCTAGCCGTAAAGATTCCAGCACTAGCTGCTATAGCTTCATTGACCGCAGCCATGAATGCGTCGGTATTTGCGTTCACGTTTGACAGTGACACGCTGGCAGCTACAGGCGATGAGATCGCCGGGTTATTTTCTACCGGATTGGTTGATGGCGCAAACGTAGTTTTGCCCACGGACACCGTGCTCGGTATCGTAATGCTAAGCCCCGAACCTTCGGCTTCAGCTGCATTCGATGTACTCTTTTCGGTGTAAACATGACTGTACAACCCCTCTTCTACGAGCCCATTGCATTCTTTGAGAAAACAGCGGGCGAAGTCGATCTCCCCGACGACCCTAATCAGTGGCCGGAGAACATTCTTCAAGAGTTGTACAAACAAGTACCTTACATTACGGACTATCAGCCGCATGTCGTGATGGCTCGCGTAGATGCCGAGCGCGGTTACGGTTTGGGGCACGTTGAGATCAAGAATCAGACAGAAGCTCCTATGGACACGCCTGAGGAGCAACTTGAAGCAGCGGGCATCCGTACCGTCCGCATTCCATTCGTAATTCGCGAGAAGAAGCTCAGTCCATTCGATCTTTTGATCAACGATACCGGTGCGACGATTCCTCTCACGGAGAACCGTCTACGCCAAGCGCTTTTTCGGCCACAGGCCTTTGATGTGACTAGCCGTACTCCAGGCGATCAGAGCATGATAGGGCAGCTCTATCCGCCGTACCGTCAGAATTATGGCTTCGGCGGTGGTGGTATCGCAATGAATGCCGCAGGTGGCATGGGCATCGGTAAGGTCGGTTCGGCACTTGAGGAGTATTTAGATCCTGAGAAAAATGCGGCTGTACTTACTCAAGCTGGGCGCGAAAAGATCAAGCCCAAGAATTTTGCTATTCCTAAGGGTAATGGCCCTGGTGGGACAGGATCGTATCCTATTCACGATGAGTTCCATGCTAGGGCAGCTTTGTCTATGGTTGCAAAGCATGGAAATCCTGAAGAACAGGCAAAAGTTCATGCTGCGGTAGCAAAGAAATATCCTGGGCTAGCAGCTCGATCTTCAATTCCTTCTGTAAGGGATAAGGTCAAGAAGGCATCCATCCTGGAGGTAATTCTTCCTACACTAAGTGTGGATGACGGCTCTCGTATTGAGGATGCCGTGATTCAAGACGCCGACGTTCTTTACAGTCGTCCTAAGGTTGCCTCCTCGCGCTTTCACACTGCGCTGTCTTTGCTCATGGAGCGGCCTAAAGACTCGCTTGATCACGCTACCTGGGAAAATTGGCTTAAGCCCGACGTGGCTCAAGTACAAAAGACAGCAAGCGGATATACGATTAAGACCGCCAGTTATAGGTACTGGTCGCCTAAAGAAGTAATAGCAGATCGCGGCGATGTGGTGCGCAGGTACGGCGCTAAAGTAGCCATGCAGGCGGATCTTACCGGGAGCTGCACTTTCGCACAGGGTCTTGTTAAGGCCGCGGATGGGGAGGCGTCTGTAGCGGAGGCAGTGGTAAAGCCTGGTGTCTACAAGGTTATGGACACAGAAGGTAAGGAGTTGATTGGGTATGTCGTGCCCTCTCTTATCGACGTCAGTGGTAACGAGGTACCTATTGCTCTGTTCACCAATGGCAGCGCAGTAGCGGTGCAGAGCGACATCCACGGCGTCCCCGCGGGCTCTGGCAGCGTCAGTCTACCCTCAGGGCCTATTGGGAAGCACGGAGCGTTCTACACGGAAGCAGAGGGTGGCGTTCGCATGACGGTGCCCTTCGACCTGCAGGACTCTGTGTCTCAAGAGGGGCAACCTCGTACTTACAGTGGCACTTCATTTTCGGGTGAGCCTGTTGAGGTCTCTGTACAACCCAACATAGTCGACGTGACTCCAGCGGAAGAAGGGAAGCTGCTCATTCCAGCTACTTGGAAATGGCTTCCATTGGACGGTGCGGATCATATTGCGTTGCTTAGTAGCGAAGAAGCGCAATCCGCAAATATGGAGAACAAGTTAGCGCAGGTCGAAGTGATATCGGATGGAGATTCGTTCACGCTGCGCGGCGTGCCCCTTATGAAGCTAGCTACGGAACAGAAGAGCTTTTTGTCATTGGATGACACACTGTTCTTGCTGGCCGGGCTTGGCGTTGAGCTGGAGTACGGAACCAAAAAGTTGGCGGAGGCAATCGCGCTCAAGCAGCCCAGTCTGATAAAGATTGCGCGTGTGATCGAGCTCAAGAAAGACTTGTTGGAGAAAGCGCTAGAAAAAGCTGCTGGTATCGTGGAATCTGTAGCAGGGTTTAAGCAGCCATTGCTACTCAAAGAGGCCGCCAGCTTCCCAGATCCTCAGATGGTAGATACCGTGCTGTCCTTGGGATTTATCAATCCCGAGAACATCATGACTTTCATCAGTTATCTGCCCGACATCGAGGATGTGCAGACCAAAATGTGCGAGCTTTTGTTCGCAGTACGTTTGGGTCTTTCTAATGTTCCTCAGTCGGCGCTAGAGCGGGCTGTACGTTCTACAGAAGAGGTGATTGAAGGACTTAAGATACTTGGTTTCCAAGGTTCTTGACACTTTGCATGAGGTAAAAGGATAGTAATATGCACTTCGAGATCAAAGTTTCCCATTTTTATGATTGGAAACCCGTACCACCCGAAGTTACGGTGACGCCTGCGCATATCAAGCAAAAAGTTGTTAAACCCAACAAGCAAGGCGGTGGGTATCTGATGCGTGTGCCTCAGCCTGGCCCGACGTCGGTGATCGGTACAATTTCTGAGCTCATGATTATGGAGCATATTATTGATGCACACCTCCATGATTTCGAAATGCTTACAAGGTCCCAAGCAGCTGCACGCGCGTTGCATCGTGTAATTCTACCTACTCATGTGGACCTTCAGGTCAAAGTAAATTGGGTTACTGATGCTAGCGTGCACGATGACCCATACCTGGAAGAGGCTGCGTTTCGTGCAAAGATCGCAGACCATATTTCAGCTGGAAGCATCCTAGAAGAGCACGCTGAGCAACTTGTAGAGGCGTATAGAACAGTAGAAGACACTACGGCTACCGTGCGCGCAAAGCTTGGGCTTAAGGATAAGGTGGCGTCATGAGCAACGCTCGACGAGTAAGCGCCCGTCGTTCTCGGCGAGGGCATATGACACTTGAGCAGGCTATCGAGCGAGCTTCTAGACAAGCTGCCAGAGGCCCGTCTATTCACTCTCATGTGTCTTACACGATCTACCGCAGGGATGGCACGGTCGAAGAGTCCCCTTGGATCCATAATCTTACAACAGACGCAGCAGCTGGGTATACGGGTAGGCGCCAGTGGGAAGCTGCAGCGATGGGTAATGGTCTTGCTGCGGCATTTGCCACCGCAACAGGTAACGCTACATCGACTTCTGCCTCGTCTCTTACAAATACGGGTGCTGCGTTCCCCACCACCGGTCTTGGCCTTTCCGGTTGCATTGTTGCAGCAGGACCTAACAGCAGTGGTGCGGGAGCTGTAGCCTGGGGATACATTACCTCGAACACCGCAACTGTTTTGACGATTGATCAGTGGTACAACCCAGCTAGCGCAACGGGTGCCGCGGTAGGAACACCACCGAACGGTACGTGCTCGTATCAGATCCTTTTTGTTCAAGGGCCTGCTGCGTTTCTTGCTCTGTCTTCGAACGTCGGAGCTCCAGCCACATCAGATACGACGCTTAACTCAGAGTTTTCTGGCAGCGGACTTACAAGAGCTATTGGTTCTTGGAGTCACGCGCTCAATGCAACAACGTTCACGCTGACACATACGTTTACAGCTACAGGTTCTGCAACTGTAGCTGAGGAAGCTGAATTCAGCTCAGCGGTTATTAACCTTGGGGTTATGCCATTCGAATCGAGCGAGTCGCCTAACGCAGTGCTGGCGGCAGGGGATACCGTTGCGCAGACGATCACTATCACAATCAACTAGCTAAGCAGACATGGGATATCTGCTTTGTACAACCGGATCGCTCATAAATCTGATTACCGGGTCGGCCGGGACGATCAATGCGCATGTCTCATGCGTAAGCATTAGCGGCACTACTGTAACGCCAGAGTATCAAAATACAGCTACAATCTCGACGGCTACAACGACGCAGATTACACCTGCGGTGGCATCGAGCACGTATACCAACGTAAAGAAAATTACTGTTCGTAACGGTGGGGCATCCTCGAACGTTATCACGCTTCAGCATACGGATGGCACAAACGTTGAGCCACTATTCTCATTTGCGTTACAGCCGAGCTACACGTTTAGTTATGAAGAGGGCGTTGATTGGTCTCTTTATGATTCTAGTGGCGGTAAGATACAGACACCGCTTACCGGTCGATACCTTGGCAGCACGTTGCTTACTTCGGCTTCTGGAAATTTCACTACGACGGGTAGTTGCAGCACAATCCGTATTCGCGGTGTAGGTGGCGGAGCAGGTGGTGCTGGATGCACTTCTTTGGCATCTGCGGCTGCTGCCGGTGGCGGAGGTGGCGCTGGAAGCTACATAGAAAAGACTGTTGCTGTATCTCCTAATACTTCTTATGCGTACACGTGCGGTCCAGCAGGAGCTGGGGCTAGCGGTGCACTTGGTGGCAACGGCACGAATAGCACCTTTGTTGTTGGCGTGACTACGTATACAGCGAACGGTGGCGTGGGTGCTCCTGTAGCAACTGCGGTTACGACGCTTATTTCGTATCTAGGCGGCGCTGGTGGCGCTGTATCTACAAACGGTGACGTGAATATAGCAGGATATCCTGGTTACCCTGGTGTAACGTTGGTTGTTGCTACGCCTATTGGAGTCAGCGGTAATGGTGGATCAAGCCCACTTGGTGCGGGTGGGTTGGGTATTAACGCTGTCGGTAATGGAAATAATGCAACAGGGTATGGAGCAGGCGGCAGCGGCGCGTTTACTGGTGCGTCTGCTGTGCGTACTGGCGGTAATGGATCTGCTGGATGTTGGATTGTTGATCAGTACAGTTAGGGTTTAGCTCGTGGCAAACCTAGCTACGTTCGAAGCGGATGCGCGACCTCTCGGCTGGTTTGACAAGGATTTATCCGCGCCTATTTGGTTCGATATTGATGAACCGTTTATTCTTAAGCTTTCTAAAGGAAGTAGCGAAAACGTAAGTGCGCCTACAGCTGCACCTGCCATAGCACAGACGCTACTTCGTGGTTCAAACGATAGCGTCAGCATTCTAACGGATGCAGCTACTCGAGTAGATGCACTGGGGCGAAATGCAGCAGATACGGTTTTTATTCCTGTTGATACTCCAACGCGTGTTGCGGCAGAATCTCGCAATGCTGCAGAAAGTGCAATTGGGCTAACAGACGCGCCGGTACGAGTAAGTACACTCGCGCGCGGTGGTACAGAAGCTGTAAGTGCGTTTACTGATTCTGTGTTGCGTGCGGTAACGATACCAAATAGTACTAGCGAGACAGCGCTGGCACCTACGGATGTTCCTACGCGTACCCAAGCGCTGCAGTGTGGTGCCGCGGAGTCTATATTGGTATTGATCGACTCCGTTGGGCGTACCCAGGTATTAATCAACGCGGTCAGTGAAACGATGTCTTCGTTTATAGACGCACCTAGCAGCGCACGTGGCTTGTATCGAGCTGGTGCAGAAACAGTCACGGCCACTGCAGATTCCTCATCGCGTGCACAGATACTTACCCGTACACTTGCTGAATCAGTATCTGCGGTAACGGATGGCTTGGTTAAAGTTCAGGTTCTACACCGCGGTTTTTCTGAAAGTACAAGTGCGGTAATAGACGCATTTAGCAGAACACAGGTATTGACTAGGGGATACTCTGAGAATGTGCTTGCGCCTACAGACTCTCTTGGGCGTACAGCTACGCATATTAGGGGTGAGCCTGAGAGTGTAGCTGCTACTACAGATGCTTTTATACGAGCAACTACGCTCGGTAGGAGCTTTTACGAGACCACGCTCTTACCAAGTGACGTGGCGGCGCATGCACAAGTTTTGCATCGTTATTTGCCTGAAAGCCTTAGCGTACTCTCGGATTTCTCTCTGCTGCAACGGGTGCTTCACGTGTACGCGACGGAATCCGTGGCAGCCATTATGGATGTTACAGCTCGTGTGTTTTATGGCCTGCGAGTTTTGACGGAAGCGTTGATGGCGGTGTCAGACGTGGCTGTACGTGTAGTAGCCGGTACACGCGCAGCATCAGAGCCACTTGCACCAATAGCCGATGTAGCTGCTAGAGCCTGCAATGAGTATAGAGCTATTTATGACACTGTAGGCGCTGCGACTGATTTTGAGTATGAGCAGCGCTCGTTGTACAGAAACGTGGTAGAAACCATCGACGCGCTAGTGGATACTCAACAGCGCATGCTTTCGCGTACACGTGTTGGACTGGAGTACCTGAGTGCGCCTACAGATTTTATTACGCGGTGTACCGGTTTAGTACGTATAGGTACGGAATACTTGTATGCGCAAGTTGATTCAATAGACAGACTGCTTGTTTTAGCAATAAATATTGGCGAGTGCACCTGTGCGCCTAACGACATTGTTAGCAACTTGCTGCAAGTATGGCGTAGTTTACAAGATGCGGTTTACAGCTTAAACGATAGCAATTGGCTTAGTGTAGGGTATAGCCGAAGCGCGTCTGAAGAAATAAGCGTGGTGCAGGATGCACCCATTTTTCATGCTGCGCTGACTCGGGGACAATACGAATACGTGCTTTGCCCTGCTGACTTGGTTATACGGCAGTCGGCGTTGCTACGGTTTGATGCGGAGGTTTTACCAGGTCCGGCAGCTCCACCTTTATCAGGTCCGGCAGCTCCACCTTTATACAGCTATGCGCCAGCACCAAAAGTATGCGTAGCTGCACTAGCGAAAAAGCAAGCGCCAAGTACAGTAATTGGCGCAGCGGTAGGTAGCAGAGTAGATGTAAGGGCTAACCCTCTCATTGCTGTCTTGCACGGAGTAACGCCCACAGTTACTGTATTCACACCTAGTGATAAGAAGCATATTGGTACTATAGCGCCAAGAGTAAGCGCGTTTTATAAGCTAAAGAAAAGGTAGCACCTTTTCTTTGCGCGTAGCGCGCTTACCTATGGCCTTCGGCGCAGGGCATTGCTGTTTACGGTGTTGAGCTTTTAGCGCTCACAGAACAACCTGGAGCGTTCTCCAGGTATTTGTAAACCAGGTAATGCTAGACGAATAACGTGTCGGTTCGCAGCGCGTGCAGCGTCTGCGATTTTTTCAGTGAACTCAATGAGCTCACGCGCCTCGAGAATACCTCGCGAGGTTTCGCTATTAAGGGTACGAAGCTTCTCTTCCAGTTTTGGCGTCATTGGTTCCTCCATTACTGTTATGCCTGCTGGCGCTGATCTTTTGCACGGTGTATGGTCTAAGCATGGCTGTGCGCAGAAGCCCCGCTGAGGTCTATATTCGCTACCTGATGCTTTTACCCGACAAGCTGTCGGATGAAGACATCATAAGGACATTGCGCGAGCATCACTTGGATTATCCTGGCGGTCGATACTTAGCGCAGTTGCGAGCTACGTTGCATCCACCAACTCCGTTTTTCCCTATGGTGGAGTCCGATGTTCCCTCCTACACTTTTCTGCAGCAGCATAAGGTACACAACCTTTTCTTTCGTAATGCGCACGCTACAAATGCCTTAAGTATTCTAGAGGATCCTCGTGCAAAAGAGCTAGTAGAAGCGCTTATTCTTGTTGAAGAGCCATTGCTTGTAATCTGTACGCGCCTTAGGCGCTTTGGGTTTAATGTTGCGCCCAAGGCCATCGAGTACTTTGAGCATTTCTTTTTTAACACTAGCCTCGTAGACTCCACAGAGTTACGTGCCCTCATGTCCATTCGCGTTGATGACATGATGCTAGATGGTAGCTCCCCAGAGGATTTAATTCGTGCCAAAGCGATGAAGCAGGCTATGTACAGCGACGCGCGCTACATGGCAGTCAATTCACCAACGCCCAAGCTGGCAGCTATGAAGCTTCAGCTGCGGCATGGACTAAAGCCGAACAGGGCTGATTACAGCGCGTTGGCAGAAGGGGCTAGGACGATCTCCATCATCGCGGTGCAAGAAGCTTTGCTTAGGGGTGGTCCTAAGTCAGCTACGGAGGCGCGCGATCTAGCTACCGTAGCCGTAAATATGGATAATATCCTGCGCGCTAAAGATGACGGGATTGTAGAAAGTAATAAGAACCTGGCGCTAGTGGCGTTGACTACAGATCTAAATGAAATTCCTACAGTCAGAGCGCTGTCCAATGGTAACTTTACAGAGAGCCTAGAGCTCCCTGCACACACAGAGGTAGACAATGACAAGTAACGTGTCAGAGCGAGTAGTGGCCGTAGCAGATGGTAGCCCCGAGAGCTTTGCTGCAGCTGAGTTTCAAGGGCATATGGGTGTACCTCAGGCCCTTACGTTTACTCCTGTCAGTTTTCGTTATTTTACTGCGGAGCATACGCTCAACGACAGGGCTGTAATTATCCATTTCTTTGTGTCGGACAAGCTTAAGGCAGCGTGGGACATCAAACAATTGGAATACTGGTGGCTCAACACGTTCGCCGCTACGCTTAGTGTAGTAGCTAAGGAGCATTTCAAGGCCGATGCGCCAAGAATTGTGGCAAAATACACGCCTGAAGTAGCAAGCTGGTGGTTCAAAGCTCAGGGTTATGGTCACCTTCTTGACTTGGCGGCGTATCTAGACGCTTTCTTTTTGCGTCTTGACGATACTCTTCACGACGCGCTTCTCGCCGCGTCCGCTCCTCACGCGGGTAGGGTTTGAGCGTAAACTCCACCAGGCTATTCGTGATTTTCAAAGCCAAAGCTCTCCAGCCTACGCATAAAGCTACGTCTTGAATAACGCCTTTAATTGCCCGGTGCATCGTCGCGGGAATATGCTGAACCTGGAGTGTCACCCTGTGCGACTCTTTTCTTTCGTCGGTATCCATAGACCAACCGCCTAGAAAGTAGTCTCCACCTGCGCTCAACCAGCTATAGATTTCCTCAAGTGCCTTTCTAGGGTCGTTCGTTTCTTCGAGGTTTTGCATGGGTATCTCCGCACAAATACAGCCTGAGGACGACTACGACGATACCTGGTTTGATGACGAGCCTTGGGTGCCTGAAGTACCTCCTAAAGAAGAGTCTATTGTCTTGCGCAGAGCTAAAGAGACCGCGCCAAGTATACCAGCACTGCGCCCATCTCAGTTCACAGCGCGAACATTTCTTATTCCTAAAGATGACGGCACTGGGTACGGACCTTTTTCTTTTGCTGGACGCCGGCACTTAAAGCAAATTTACGACAGCCCAGCACGGCGTATTTTGCTGTGTGCAGCCCGTCAGACTGAAAAGACGACATTACTCGGAAATAGATCACTTTGTTACGCTATGCTCGTAGCGGGTTTGCGTCAAATGTATGTTAGCCCTTCCGCATCGCAGACGAAGACATTTTCGAATGACCGCATTAAAGAGCCCATTGAGACAAGTCCCATACTCAGTCAGTTTACTACGCGGATGCTGAGTCAGAATATCTTTGAGAAGCAGTTCATAAACCGCTCAAAGATCGTTCTTCGTTATGCGTTTCTCAACGCCGATCGAACGCGAGGTAACGCCGTCGATAGATTAAGCATAGATGAATTCCAGGATATCCTTCGCGCTTGTGTTCCTATCATTGAACAGTGCACATCACACGCCATAGAGCGTTGGAAAGGATATACATACTCAGGTACGCCCAAAAGCTTGGATAACATCATGGAGGAGTACCGGGCGAATAGGAGTACACAGGGAGAGTGGGTTGTTCCCTGCGAAGGGTGCGGCAACTGGAATATATTGGGTGAGAAGAATATCGGTAAAGTGGGACCAATATGCGCTAAGTGTGGAAAAGCAATTGATCCACAAGGCGAACGATCTCAATGGGCGTGGATGGTAGAGCCTGATGAAGAACGGCAGAAGGTACCTTGGGAAAGCTACCGTATCCCTCAGCTCATGGTGCCATGGAAGATCCGTAGCTGGGGTGAGGTTCTGCACGACTACGAAAATTATCCACGCGCTCAGTTTATGAATGAGTGTTTGGGTATTTCTTATGAGGCCGGCACTCGCCCAATCACTAGAGCGCAGCTTCAGGCGCAGTGTGGTACACACTCGATATCGGAGCTGGAATCAATCCGTAACCAGTCGTTATCTGAGCCATTCTTTTTTGGTATAGATTGGGGGAGTGGTAATAACAGCTACACTGTAATGACGATAGCGACTTACGTAAAGGATCGCTTTCGTGTCGTGTACATGCACCGCTTTGTGGGTGAGGAAGCAGATCCAGGCGTTCAGATAAAGATCATTCTGGACACTGCTAACCATTTCAATGCCGCCACAATAGGCTGTGACCACGGCTATGGTTTCGGGATGAACCATCACCTAGTACGCGCATTTGGTAACGCCCGTGTTCATCAGTTTCAGTACATGGCGCGCATAAATAAGAAGGTCGTATTTGACGTCAAAATGATGCGCTGGAAGGTCCATCGTACCGCTGTGATGAGCGCCATCTTTGAGGCCATCAAAAAAGGTAAAGCCGAGTTCCCCAAATGGGACGAGTTCAAGAAGCCGTTCGCTGAGGACTTTACGGCAATTTATAGCGAGTACAATGACACGTTACGCATGGTCAAATACGACCATAAAGCGGGTACTCCAGACGATTCCTTTCACTCATTCTTGTTTTGCTGGTTGTCGTCTATGGTAGTAATCCGCCGCCCAGACATCATCGCGCCTTCGATTGAAGGCCCCGATGGTAAACCACTCAGTCCCTATACGGGGCCAACCAATCAAAGCTAGGCAATACGCCCCACTATCGAACGTATTTACCAATTTTATGCAAAATATCGGGGCTCACTTCGGGGATAATCTCCGTAGCCTTTTCTCTTCCCTGCCGGCGCCAAATGTAGAAGAAGACCGCATGCCGAAGGCTTCTTCTTGCTGCCGCCAATTCTGTATAGGCGTTCAAGAGTTCTTGATCGTCCAAACGCCCTTCGCTGTTCTTGTACATCCTCTCAGCCAAGAGCATGATCTCAACCCATGGCTCGGGGTTACTGGTATAAGCTTCGATAAGATCAAACAGCTCTTCGTGGATGCTGAAAAGGCAAGCGCACCAATCAAGGATCTCCAGTGTCTCGGTGGGTGGTTCCTTCAACGCCTCATGCACACGGTTGAGAAAGTCGAGAATTTCCGTTTTGTCGTAGCGTACGGCCGGAGGGACCAAGCCGAGCATCCGCTCGAGAAGCTCTATTCGATGCTCTAATAGCTTATTCTTTTTTTCTGCTGTAGCGATTCTTATCTGAAGAGACGTGGGGCCTTGACGTCCTTCTAGGCGCGTTTCGTAGAGAGCCTCAACGTCTGCGGCATAGAGCAACGCTTCTGACTTCAGATTTCCAGGGACTCTCTTGAGCGTGCCATTACGAATTAGGCCAGTGACACGATCCGGAGTCACCCCAAGAATCTCTGCGGTCTCTCGCAGCGTTACAACTTTCTCTTTACTTCCGCTGTCCTCGCGCATGTTGTACCCTCTTTAGACAATCGATGAGCCAGTACGACCTACCACCGCAGACACTGATTCAGCAATCTTCAGCACGCGCTGTTAGCGGAGAAGAGCTGGAGACTTACGGGAATCATGCTGCGGATCTTTACGGCAGTGGCGCTCAGCCAACACTTAACGCAGCTGTCGTGGAAACGGTTAAAAGCGCTGGACTTGCGCCGGAGCAGGTACGCCGCGTAGTCGAGTTCGCGAACACGTGTGCCTTCTTGTCTGAATTTAACAAAGAAGGCGCCGCTAGCAAGTACGTGGTGTTTGATGGTGGCCCAGCCCATTTTGGCGAAGTGATAAAGGATTTGAATGACGGTGGTGGCGGAACGGTGTTTGACAGGGGCATCGCTGATTATTCGCATACGCCTATAAAAACTTCTGCTGCACGTGGCTTTGAAAAAACGGCGGCGGCTGTAGCTGACGATGACATTCTGGCTGAGGTATTTCGCGTAGGTCAAAAAGCTGCTCCTATTCCGTTCGCGAAGCCATTGGCTGATGTTTACGATCTTCGGGACAAGCTCGCCACGATCAAGGACGCGCATACGGCTCAAATGTCGGAGCTTGAAGTTGACCTGCTCAGCGTATCTGAGGAGATGTATCACCAAGTTAAACAAGCCGCGTTATCTGGAACGTCTCTAGGCGCTATTGTGCAAGCGTGGAATCAAGCGCTAGCACCAAAGCCTGAGCTAGTAAAAGCAGCGTTCGCTTTTCTTAGCCCCCGATTGCAAGAAGAAGTTTTTAGTTCTTGGGACGCTCTAGGAGCTTCTATTGAGAAGACGGCTGGGACAAGGCTTGTTGTGAACGAGAAGCATCCCGTAGTCGTCACGTTTGACGCTTATTGCGATACTCTGGCAAAGCTGGCGCAGCTTAGAGCTTCTAGAAACGAGGTCGTGGATGGAATTAACCAGCTCACTACTTTTGAGCGCTTGGTAAACCAGCATTACTCTGAGGTGGTGTGATGGATCCGGTAGAGGAATACCTCTCGACGAAGCAAGCCGAAGGTCCGCAAGAGCACGGTTGGGGGCCTGCGCTTCGTAACGCTGGTATTCATGCGGGTGCCACTGTTGCCGCCGCGGCCCTTCCTGTCGCCGCTAGTAAAATCTACAACGCGGTTACTAAGAGCCACCATTTCAATAATATGTTGGCCAACGATGAAGAGCTGCAGGAGCATCACGCGCAGGACCCAAAAAGGTTCAATTTGATGTTCAACGCGCTGCATAAGATGAATCCTGAGTTTGCCTCAGACCCTCTCATCGCCAGCGCGTACATGAAGAAGATGCTGGGTAATACACAGGCGCCTGGGCTTGTTGCGGCAGAGGCGCGAGGTCAAGTCAAAGAACTACCTCAGTCTTCTATCTCAAAAGCTTTCACCAGCGCTGGTCCTGGCATTGGTAATGCACTTTCTGCTGGAGCTCGCCAGGTCGACCCGCTCGCGGCACAGGCAGAGCGCGTTAAAGCGCTGGAGCTAATGCAGAAGGAAAAGAACCTTAAGGAGTCTTTGGGTACTCCATAGAGCCTTTTGTGCTTAAGCTCAGTACCTTCTCACGTCAGAACGACTTTGGCTACACCGCGATACCTCTCTTTAGCACTCCTGAGGTAGATCGGGCGTTTGAGAAGACTGCCGCCTCGCATTTGCTCACTCCTATCGCGCAATACATAGCCGGGCTTAGGCCTAGACAAGACGCGCAATACGTTCTCGTAAACGCGTTGGGCGCCAGTGAGTATTACTCCAGTAATATTAATGGAGATGCATTTACAGAAGCTGGACTTGTTCACAAGCCATCGAATTGGTCAGATAACCCTGGTGTTGATAGGGCCCTGTCCACTAATTGGTCTTATGGCTTTCCTACCTTTTACAACGCTGGTGTATTTTCCCACCACAAAAATAAGGATATAAATCGCGCTTATGGCAGCGTAGAGCTTGCGGTTTGGAATGACCACATGAAGCGGGTCGAGCTCGTTGTTCGAGTAGACCATGCTAACTGTATCGAGTTCGGGGGTATCCCGGTTTGGGATAAGCTGCAGGCTGGGCAATACGCCGATGTCAGCATGGGCACAAGGGTCCCATATGACTGCAGCTCGATCACTCTTGATTGGGATAAATACCGCAAAGCGCAGGCGACGTTTGATCCTAAAAAGCACAAGCACCCAGGTATCGCTGTCCTTGAATACCACAAGAAAGATCCCATTAAGGGTCTCAGCATTACCCGGGATGACTACGATGAGTATTGCCTTAAAAGCATGAACAAGATCCTGCCTGATGGCAGGAAGGTATTCGTCTACAACGACTATCCTAGATTCTTTGATATCAGTTTCGTGTTCATTGGGGCAGACCGCACCGCTAAGGTGATGGTTTATATCGCGCGTAATGGTTCGGTGCAGAGCGAGCCTGAGGCTAAGACAGCTTCTGTTCGTTACGTCGGCTTTGAGAAAGTTGCTGAAGCACAGGACGCTTTGAAAGTTGCCTTCTTGGGTAAATCAGCAAAAGACAAGAACGCCGAAATAGATAAAGAGGTAACTCCTATCCCAGCTGCCGCGAAAGCTATCCCGCTCATGACCAAGAATGAGCCGGATATACCTAAAGAAATTCTTAGTGCGCTAGCTGGTGTACCCACGTCGAGTGCTCTAAGCACAACGAGTGGACTTGGCATGCTATTGCGCCCCAGAGAGTTCCAAAGAATTGTTTTGATAAGGGCGGGTAGAGGGGCGTTGGCAGATTCGTTAGAAAAAGACAACAAGGTATTTCCAGAATCGGAGGATAGCGCAGAATGCCCGTTGTCTCCTGATTCGTTTATGCCTGCGTTGGCGCGAATGCTTTTGCCTTTATTTGATCAGCGCACGGCTCTGGCTCCAGCCATTGAGCGCCGCGTTGTTGTGATTAGCTCTTCTGGGGATTCTCCAAGGGAGAGTACTTCCCATGACTCTGAGCTTCTTCGTAAGATTGGGGCCGCTTATAACGGATATAGAAAACAAGCTCTGGCCATGGCCCCCTACGCGCAAAGCCTGCTTCAGAAAACGGCGACAAAGAAGGATATTGATATCCTTAAAATCGCTTCAGCTACTCCTGAAGAGGTGTTTACGCCATTGTCTTATTGTTACTTACGCGATGCATACCTGGACGAAGTTGCATACTTGCCGTCCCGGATGATACAACTTTATCATTAGCTAGACAGCTTCTCGCTCTGTAAGAGGAAGAGAATGAATACCGGTATGAACCCCCAGCTCGCAGCTCGTTACAATACTCATGGGTACGGCGATGTTGTCAATCAAGAGATGCGCAAACAAGCCCATCTGGAGTTGTTCGCCAAATCAGCGGCGGCCAACGGAATTGATCTGTCGGCTATGACTCCTGAGGCTCGTACCGAGCTCTACAGCGCTTTCACCAAGCAAGCCGGTGAGAACCCCTTCGAAGAGAACAAGGAAGAGGGTGAGCACAGGGACGGCGAGGGGGAGACGCACGAAGAGAAGAAAGAGGAAGAGAAGAAAGAAGAGGAAAAAGAGGAGGAGGAGAAAAAGGAGGCACAGGCGCAAGCCTATGCAATGGCTGAGTGGCAACAGAAGGTTGCTGAAGCTGATTACCTTGGGCGCACTATGGCGCATGCTCTCCACGATGAGCAGCAGAAGATCAAGCTGGCTGAAGCTTCTGCGGTTTCCGGTAAGCAGGTACCTGTCGTTGTCCCTACGGCGAAAACGGCTGCTGTAAAGCAGGCTGCATCTGCCCTTGACGTTCAGGCGGCCAAGTACGCGCTCAAGTTGGCGCAGGCAGCCAATATGGACGTCAACGACGCCGCCAATCGGTTGAATGCGCTTCTTACGCTGGGTGTTCCTCCGATGGACAAGACGGCCTCTGCCGCTACGAAGGGTAATTACGACCACACGCTCAACGTTCGCGCGCTTGAGCTCATGGAGTCTGCTGGTTACCCGATCGATTGGTCTCAGGTTCCGGCGTAAGCGCCAAAGGCTTTAGTCATGGGGCAGGTTTTGTACAAGCTGGCGGATGGTATCGGGTCGGGAACTCCTGATCCTAGCACCGCCCCAGCTCGTCAAGCGCCTGTGCCACAAACGGCAATTGAGAATAAACCTGCGCCTGGACAGCGTGGGCCGGTAGGTCTTGGTGGCCGTACAACGTACTCTCGCGTGAATACAGGAACTCCGCCAACACCCGATATGGGAGCCAGCGCTCAAAAATCACAAGCTCCACGTGGGCTTGAGTTCCTACCTAAGGTTGCGTCCGTACAGGAGAACAGTTCGATGCCTACGATGACCGGGCGACCCTCGCTCCAGGAATTGATCAAACAAGCCACGGCGGGTGCTGCAGCACGGGTCGATGTGGGCCTTGAAGCGGCTCGTCAAATCGCGAATAACGGAGGTACGCCTCCGGTTACACAGACAAAAACTGCGTCGGCGCGACCTACGAGTATGCCTACAACGCTGACCATCAAGTTGGCCGGTGCCTTGGATTCTATTGCAAAGAAGATGAATCCAAAGCTTGCCGCAATCGAGCTTGATTCTGGAACAACGACGGGTGTTGGTCCTGGGGAAGGCCCTGGTGCATTGGATGTTACGCACGCGGTAAGCTCCAACCCCCCGCTTCAGCCAAATGAGAGCGGTAGAGCGCTAGAGCAGCCTCCCAAAAATCCTGAGCAGCAGAAGGATCCTACCCGTCCTGCTGACCCTGGTACCGGGCTTCAGACCAACGATGCCGTGGAGCATCCAGAGCAACCCGAAGAGCCCATCCCCAATCAAAAGACAAGTATTGAGGGACAGAAAACCTCGGCTGCTTACGCAAATAATCTCGTCACTCTTGGTCTTGCACGTATCGAAACGGACGGCAAAGGCAATCTTCAGCTCGTAAAAACCGGTGGTGTCGGTAAGATTGCCGCGGCAAAAGATGAAACACCCCTTGAGCGCAAGGGGCGCAGCGTAGGTGGCACTGTTGGTAAAGTTACTGGTGCTATCGCTGGTAGTACCGCTGGGCATCAGCGCGCTAAAGCGCTTGGTGGTGGACGCGTCGCTAGAGGAATTGGAACGATTGGTGGCGGTCTAACCAGAATGGGCGTTGGCAAACACGTTCCAAAAGGTGCAAAGCACGCTTCGGCGATTGAACAAGCGGCTGCCGCTATGGCAAAGACGGCGCGTCTACCGCTTGCTACATTCATGAACCCTGTTGGCTATGGGCTTGGCCGTATGCAGACAGGAG